CTACTTCCTCACAGGAGTACAACCCCTCTCCATATACTATACAATTTAGTAATACTCTATCAAATTCATCTGTACCAATTTCAGGTATACTAGGTTTATTTACTAAAGTAGAACACGCTGTAATAGTGGACGCCATAGTCAATAATGCCATAGCATAAAATACTGATTTACTAAACCAAGCTTCTTCCTTCATTTTTCATCCTCTGTCTCGTCTCTTCTCTAAAAGGGTTAATGATACGCATCGTACCACTCGCCGTCTATGTACTCTCCTTCTTCGGGATCAGCGTCTAAGTCTTCTATATCATACGTTATTGTTCCGAAAGATATGATACCTTCGTCACTATCAACGTCAATGACATCTTTCTTACCATCTGCAATATCTTTTCTAAGTTGAAGTGCTTCTTCTAATGATATTAACCCAACATTTACTGCTGTATCAATTACATCTCTTTCAACTACTACATCCTTTACTGGACAAGGTACTGCCTTTGCAGAAGTGCCATAAAATAATCCAATTATTAAAAGTAATCCTGTAAATCTAACTACTATTCCTGCCATTTTATCATTCATTCTATTTATCCTCTGTTATAACAATTCCCATCTTTTCATAGTCCTCTGATAGCCACTCTAGCTCTAGCTTTCTATCTTCGTCGTATAGTGACTCTATTTCTTGTTCCTCAGTACCTTCTTCAATAGGTTTTTCCGTACTTACACCAACAATAGTTTCATGTTGGGATAAAGCGCAGTGATAGACTTCGTGTCCCATAATAGCCATTGCTTCCCTGTCATCCCAAATCTTTGCTGCCATTATATGAACGTAACAAACATCCTCTGATGGGTGTACAGAGGCAAAGCCTCTAACTCCCTCTCCTTCGCCTAAAGTGGTTTCTGTAACTTTTTCATAAGATTTGTTTAATTCTTCATCAGATGTATATAGTACAAGTTTAACAATAAACTCTGTTCTCTTTACTTCAATTTTATCATCGGGGCCGTACTTAGCTAAATCAAAATCATCTAACGCAAAAGCGTAAGGGGATACAAACAACCAACATGAAAAAACAACCCACGTTAATACTATTATAGTAATATTTCTTAAACTCATTTATTAATCTCCATCATTAGGAACGAAGTCCCTATCATAAGTAAAGGAACCCCGACTGCCATAGACAGGAGGTATGCTAAGCATTTACACTTGTTCCAAGACCAAGATGTAAAACACTTCTTTGTTGCTATACAGTGTGTTAGTTTACCCAGCATATTTTATCACTAGTATACATACGAATGTAACTATATATATAGCTATAGTAGCTACACACGATACACACTTAAATCTATTCACGCTAGTATAACTAGCATAAAGATAACCAGTGCCCAGAATAAAGCACCTTTTTCATGACTTGTCATGTTTCCTGTGCCCCTTCCAAGCTACAAACCCGCCTAAACGGAGGGCATAGTACGCCATATAATTTAAATATTTGAAGCCATTTACTTCAATTGCTACATCTCTAAATACAGCATCAAAAAACTTTTGGTCGTGTTGAAAACCTATTTGATAACTTTCAGTAGTATACTTAGTAAGTAGATACGAATACTTATATCCATAATCATGTACTAACCCAGGTATAAGTAATACACCCATTGGACTTAACCATGATCTAAAGAACTTTGGCACTGACGCGCCGTCGAACTTAAATCCTGCGGGTATCATATATTGTACCCCATCCATACTAAACTTCCAATCGCTAACGAGCTTCCATTTTCGTGTTGTTACTATCCATAGCCAGATAGCCCCTATTGTACTCTTACCTTTAGTCTTTATAGGTAAAGGTGCCATTTCAGGCATTTGTTCGTATTCAAACTTCATAATTAATTAGACTCCATAGAAATATCGCAATAATACATTCTCTTGCACTTCTCTAAAATCTCTTCGTCACTCATGTTACCTTCTAACCTTCCGCAATCTACTAGTACTTCTATCCAATAAAGGTATTCAAGTCTATCTAAAGTAGAAAGGTCTTCCCAGTATTTAGGCGTCATCTTCGTATGCTTCTACAATCTTTTGAACAATCCCTGAGCGTACGATATCTTCCTTGTCAAACATAATATTAGTTACTCCATTGCAGTATTGTAATCTTCTCATAGCATCTACTAAGCCGCAAGTACCTTTAATGTCTTGTTGACTTCTATCTCCATTTACAATTACAGTGCAGTTTTCCCCAATACGGGTTAAAAATAACTTCATCTGAGTTGGTGTACAGTTTTGTGCTTCATCTAAAATTAACCAACAATTTTTAAATGAACGGCCTCTCATATAAGCTAATGGAGCGGCTTCGATACGCCCTGCTCTTACTAACCCCTGAACATGCCCTTTACCAAGTCTCTCTTCTAAAACATCTTTAAAAGGTTGAAAGTATGGTGCAAATTTATCTTCTAACTCTCCGGGTAAAAACCCTAAACTTTCTCCAGCCTCCTGTGCCGGTCTAGTAACAATTATCTTCTCAGTCTTTCCAGCTGCTATAGCTTCGGCAGCTAGTGCTGCACATACATAAGTTTTCCCTGTTCCTGCCGGCCCAGAACTAAAAGTAATAATATTATTTTTTATAGCTTTTATGTATCGGTCTTGCTTATCGTTTAAGGGTCTTAATGACTCCTCACTCCTCCTGATAGTGTAATCCCTTAAAAATTCAAGCATCTCTCCTGCTTGCTCAAGGTGGTCGTGATTACTTTGGTCTACTTTCCCTCTTTTGAGATCACGTAGAAAGGACCTTCTTTGTTTTTTACTCAAGGTTAATTTCCTTTTTCAATTAAAAACTAGTTATAATTTATAGTACTGCATTACTCTCCAGTACATACAGCTTAATCTATCTATATTTTCTAAAATTTCTATCTCTGCCGAGACTCCGCAGTTATCTAATGCTGCCACGTTATTTGTGTAGTATCTCCTTATTGTCTCTAGTGTTACTCTTAATTCATACAAAGTGGGGTTGTAGGGTGTCACCCACTCCCATGGCCAATAATCGACTTCTGCTAGTCTAAATTGGATGACATCCCCCATTAGATATTCCCTCTAATACTTCATGTTATTTTATTTCCAATAATCTCCTTCCCAATCTGGAAAGTGTTCGTTCTCTGTTTTATTCATGAGTTCCTATAGGTAGTCTTTATTGACTCGATATCTGGGAAAAACGTTACTTCCCAGTTATATAGCCTTGCTAAGGTCAACTTGATCTTACCTGTCATTAATTCTTTTGGCTTGCGCTCATCTTGCCAATATAAAAATTTTAATTCCTGTGCTAATGATGCGCGTTTATTAATTACTGCTTCATTTCCTTTTAGATATCCGCATAATCCTGATTCGTAGTACATATTGTTGTTCTCCTTTTTTTATTTTAAAAGGACATCGTTGTCTTACCTTTCGACCCGCCGTTGGGTCTTAATTAATTTTAGTATTGATATACTTTATTATAGCATATATACCAATGCCTAGTATTATATACATGATACCATCAAACCAACTAATATCATTTAATAACTCTGCTGTTATAAATCTTAAATCCATTCTATCCTACACTGTAAAACTTTCACCACATCCACACTTTGCTTTAGTTAGTGGGTTATTGAACTCAAATCCTTCATTTAACCCCTCAAAGACATAATCTACTTCAGTACCATCAACGAAGGTTAATGATTTAGCATCAACTACTAAACGAACATCATTTGAGAAATACTCATTATCATCTTCGTTTAAAGTATCCACAAACTCTAGATTATATGCATAACCCGAACATCCTGTTGTAGTTATCTTTATTCTTAAGCCGCATCCTGAGCCTCTATTGTCCAGGAATTCTTTAGCTTTAACTGCAGCTAATTCGGTTATTGTTATCATGTTACTTGTTTTCGAACTTATCTACTGCCTCTTCCATAGCGGCTTGCAATGTTCCCATCTCAGCCATATCTACAATAATGTCTCCACCACCCATTAACTCTGAATTAAAGTAAATCTGTGGGAAAGTAGGCCAATCTGCAAATTTGGGTAAATTCTGGAAAACCTCCTGATCTTCAAAAATATTAACAAATGAAAATCCTATTCCTGTTGCTCCTAATGTTTTTGCTGCGGTAGCCGAGAAACCACATTGTGGAAACTGTGGGGTACCCTTCATATAGAGTACAATTGCTGCGCTATCGACTTGTTCTTGAATTCTTTCTAGTACATACATATCTTTCATATCCATTATATTGAAAAACTACTTCCGCACCCGCAGGTGGTTTTCGCATTTGGATTACTGATAATAAATCTAGCGCCCTGTAAATCTTCTAAATAGTCTACTGTAGACCCTATTAGATACTGGTAACTCATTGGGTCAACAACTAAACTAACATTGTTGTTCTTGACCACACTATCTCCATCCTTATTATTCTCATCGAAGGTAAAGCCGTAGGAAAATCCAGAACAGCCCCCTCCAGTAATGTAAACACGTAGTTTTAAGCTATCGTTACCTTCTTCCTCTATAAGTGTTGATACTCTAGTTGCAGCACTATCCGTAAAGTCTATTTCTGCTTCGTATAGTTCACTCATGTCAATTTAGCTAGTAACTGCTCCTCTGTTTCATAAATTCCCGGTAAACAACAGTCTACTGGGCATACTGCCACACATTGCGGCTCATCAAAATGTCCTACACATTCAGTGCATTTAGCTGGATCTATTTCAAATATCTCACTGCCCATGTATATAGCTTCGTTTGGGCACTCAGGTTCACATACATCGCAATTAATACACTCATCTGTTATGAGGAGAGACAATTGTCTTGGTAGTCCTTAATTGCAGATTTTATACAATCCTCTGCTAATACTGAACAATGTATCTTAACTGGTGGTAATTCTAACTCTTCTACGATTTCAATATTCTTAATAGCAGAAGCCTCATCTAAAGTCTTTCCCTTAACCCACTCGGTTAAAAGAGAACTAGCGGCGATGGCAGAGCCACACCCATATGTCTTAAATTTAGCGTCAGATATAACACCCTCTTTATTTACTTTGATCTGTAATCTCATTACGTCACCACAGGCAGGTGCTCCCACCATACCAGTGCCTATACCTTCTTCGTCTTTACCGAAGACTCCTACGTTTCTTGGATTCTCATAGTGATCCAATACTTTTGGTCCATATGCCATCTTATACTCTTTCTATTGTGAAAATATACTTACCGCTGAGTTCTTCTGTACCCATTAGTATATTCCCGGTTTGTCTACAAAAGGCTTCAATATCTTTTACTGAGCCTGCGTCAGTTGAAATAACTTCTAGTATCTCTCCTGAGTCCATTTTATTTAGTGCTTTCTTGGTTTTCAAAATCGGAAGCGGACAATTTAATCCACTAGCGTCTAAGGTCTTTGCCATTCTATCTCCAGTTAGTATTCTTGTGCCATTCAAAGTTCGGCATATAATTCTCTTCCATTATATGCACCCCGTTGGTTTAGGAAGTCCCGCAAACCTACAACCTTGTTTGCCAGGACCATAAGGAAATAATGAATAAAGATATTTAGAGTTACCTTTATCTTTACCCATAGTTTTCTTGATTTGTTTAGTTAGTACCCTAACAGCAGGTGCTACTTGATATTCATCATAGTAATTGCGTAGGAAGTTTAATACATCCCAATGCTCCTCTGTTAAAACTATGTCATCATCAGATGCCATACTGTACGCTATTTCTTCTGTCCAGTCACCAAGATTTACTAAGAAACCTTCTTCATCTACTGGTGCTCCATGTATTTCAGCCATTACTCAACCTCGGCTTGATTATTATGGTAAGGACCCATAGGTGCAACTCCAAACAATCCTAAAGTTACGTTATGTGTAACCGCTAGTAGTGTTATGAAAGTTAGCACCATTAATACTTTATATATTGGTGATATCATGCTACTTTCTCCGCTTTGTTCTCGAACCAAGCAACTGCTTCTTCATCCCACTTGTCCATTCTTACATAAGACATATATCTAGGACTACCAATCATGTTAGGATCAACGTTTAAGCCAATACCTTCCATAAAGTTCACAATACCTATACGTTCGATCATTTCACCAGTTCTTTCGTGTTCTAGTGCATTCTCAGCGAAGAAGTCAATTACTTCACTAGCTAACTCTTCAATTGCCTCGTAATCTTCCGGTGTTTCTAGTTTCATAAATGGAACAACTACTGTACCGAATAGATCACCAATCTTAAGGGTTCTTTTACCACCCATACAGATAGTTACGCCTTTATCGTCACCAGTTGCTAAGATAGCTTCTGTAGGCATATCTTTTGTAATGTATTTATGTGTTAAAGGAGACGTTACATTTAAACAATGCATACATTTAACACAGTTCCTATTATCAATCGTTAATGACGTATCCTCATTTAGTGTCATAGCTTGTGTAGGGCAACGACTAGTGATATTGTCATGAACATAGTCCAAGCCTTTATCTGCAACCATTGCTTTCCACAAGTCTTGGTTGATTTTAATATCGTCTCTCCAAGTACCTATTGTTGCAAAGTCTGAACGTTCAATAGAGTTCATACAATCATTTGCACATCCTGATACCTTAAACTTCATTTTGTAAGGTAATGCCGGTCTGTGCATATCGTCTAGAAATGCATTGACTAATGTACGTAGAGCAGCTTGCTCATTTGTGTTTGACATCTCACAACGAGCTGCACCAACACAGGACATCCCTGTACGTACTGCCGGACCTGCTCCACCCATATCAAAACCAATGTCATTCAATTCGTTAAAAATTGTTTGTGTTGTATCTTCAGTAGCACCTTGAAACATAATGTCACCAGACTGACCATGGAAGGCAATTAAGCCAGAACCACCGTTATCTGTGAATGTATCACATAAGCTTCTTAACAGGTCCGAAGTATAGTGCATACCTGCTGGCGGTTGAATTCTTAAGGTATGGAACTCACCCGCATCTTTAAATTTGTAGTCACCGTTTTCATCTTTCAGTTCATTAAAGCGAGGGATAACTCCACCACCATATCCGATAACACCTACTGTGCCACCTTTCCAGTAACCCTTCTTGGTTACGTACGATGTCTCTAATGTTGCTAAAACGTCTCTTACCATCGGAGCACCATCGTGGTCACTAGATGCTAAACGTTTCATTCCTGTTACAAATGAGGGCCAGGGCCCATTTTCTAATTCGTCTAAATTAGGCGTATTATATATTTCTGCCATTCTATCTCCGTTATAGAGACTTAGAAATAGAGTGCTTTGAACTTAATCTACCGCTCCAATACTTCTACCGCCAAATTATGTGTCACATACCTTAGATTTAATATATCTAACTGATATGCCGCACTTTATTATCATTACTGACATAAAGATTACTAGTACATCGTACCATACTTTATGCGTTGCTAAATGTGGTCGTCCTGCCAATATTGCCAGATTATCTCCAGCCCACCCGGTCCATAAACTGTTCCAAGTTGCTATCGCTGCTATGGTTATTGCAATTGCCATTATCCCGTAACTATACCTATTATAATGCCTTATCACCCAAAGTAGGGCAACGTATGGCGCTGTTGTAGCTATCAAGGATACTAACATTATCACTTCTATTAAACTCACACGCTTCTCTCCAAAAACCAAAGTAGTACACCGATACCACCTGAAGCGACTAACCATATAACTTTTTCTCCCATTGATACTGTGAGTGAGTTTTTTCTGGCTAGCATCTCTGCTTCTTGTATATCTTCTGCTACTCTATCTAACTTTCTCGCTATTCTCTTTAAATCGTTGAGGATACTTTTTACTCTCTCCTCTAGCCGAATTAATCTCTCTTTATCTGCTGAATCCATTGGCATGATAAAATCCTTATCGTTTAGCTACGGAAGCTCCAAAATAGAATCCTATTACATTTAGTATTGCATAGGATAACCAATCTGGGGCTACCATACCATTTAAAGTTACATATTCTTTTACTTTAAAAGTAAGGTCGAATATAAACACGTCTACGCCGTATTGATTTTCGACTAAAACATTAGTGGGTATATCAAAGAATGGTGCAGCTAATATTACAAACGCCATTGTCATTAGACAAAGCACAATAAATCTTCTTGTGGCAACTGTACCCCAAGATTGATCTTGTCTAGCGTTCTGCACTCCTTGTTCTATAGTGGAGTGACGATTGATTAGTTGCAAGTGTTGAGCCGCTCTATCAGCAGACTTCTGACTTTTTATCTTTATCCACGCTCCTAAAAGAGTGGATGCTCCCATACTAATTATTTCTGTTGGTATTCCAAACATTCTAGTGAACCGTTTCACCAGCAGGAACACCTAAGTCCGAGCACTTATTGTATAAATAAACTACTGTCGAACATAAATTTTGAATCCCTATTTCTTCTTCTGTTAAATCATCAATTTCAGCGAAATCATCAAGTGCTTCTAAACACTTGTTGTACATTCCTGGAAGCCACTCATCTTCCAACATATGATTCGCGTCGCTCATTCTGATGTAAGTAGCTTTTTCATTAAGCTACCGTAATTGCCTTTACCAAACCCAGAATCATTTATCTGTACATTAGTTTGGTTTCGTATTTGTGTTGCTTCAGCTTTCCTAGAGTCTATGTCGCATTTTACTTCGTCCATACGCATTTTGTGCGCTAAAGCAAGTAGGTCCGCAATATCTTTATTGGAACCCATTTCAGTTTCATCCATTTCCTCTAGCTTCGCTTCTATGACCTTGTCAAGAGCTGAGGCTAAAGTGAACCTGTTTCTATACCCAATATCCATGTAGACGTTGTCAATATAGGTTTTCACCTCACGTTTTTGTAAATACTGTGTCACGGCTTGTTTTTCTATACCTAAACGGCTGGCAGTATCATCTACTGAAGTAGTTTGTAAGTAACAGTTTGCAACCTCAAGTGCTTCAGGAGAGATCGCAACTAACTTTGTTTCTTGCATATTTCTTTCTCCATGTTATTAATCCATTATACGCACTTTTGACCAAAAAGTCAAGAAATTTTTTTGATAGGGGTTAGTAATCAACTTCTAGAGGTAGTCTTTCTGCAGCGACAAGTCTGTCATACTCTCTTTGAATTTCTTCCATCCCTACCGACTTTTCTGCAATTTGATACCATTTTCCTCTCACGGAACCTTCGGTACGTCCTAGTATCTTGGCCAGTGTGCCAATACCGATGCCATGAGATGCCCGGTCCTTCAAATATGCCTGCTCTGCGGAACTCCAGGTATTTTTCTTCCTTACCACAGTTTCCGTAGCTTCATCAAAGTTTAGTGCCATATATCTCCTTTTTACAATATTGGATTTTCAATATTGGTTTTTCAATTTACAATATTGGATTTTCAATATTGGTTTTTCAATTTTGTATATTCTATATTATACCCAGTTTTGGGGAAATTGTCAAGAGTTATTTTATGCATCGCTATTTTTTGCTATACGCCGTTAGTCGTTTTTGGTTTTCTTGTAAGTAGTACATGGAGGGGGGCGCTGGGCGATAGGCACTTCAGCAAGTCTACTTAGCCCCCTATCCTATATTATAATATTATGATATACTAATAGTTAAATTAAATGTGATAAAAGGCTTGACTTATTCTGAGGCTTCTGTATAATGGTCTTTAGAGGTTGAGCAATATCGCAAAACCCATAACTATATAAGGATACCATAATATGGCTACTACTACTACTAAGAACTACTCTGATGAAATGGTTAAACTAATCATTGCGGACTATACTGCTAACCCAACTATGGCAACGGTTAATGACCTTGCTGAAACTACGGGTAAGACTGTTCGCTCTTTAATCGCTAAACTATCTAAGGAAGGCGTATATAAAAAGAAGGCACGCACTACAAAATCTGGTGCTGTTGTTCAGACTAAGGCTGATATTGTTAAACTAATATCAGCAAAGGCTGATGTAGATGAGGCTTCAATCTCCTCGCTTACTAAGGCTTCTAAATATGCCTTACAAACACTTTTAACTGCAATTACATAGGGAGATAAACCCAAACCCCGAAAGGGGTTTTTTATCGCCCACACAAAACCGCACCGCGGGCATATTAGAACATTATAATATACTTATATAGGTCTGCGCCGATTTTACCATACAAGGCACACAATGTCAAGGAAAATACCCACAATTATTAAGGGGGATTAATAGCATTTATTTACGAAATAAACACGATATATACTTGACACGATGAATTAATCTGATATAATAGACACATACAAAGAAAGAAATACTTCTTTCTACTATATAAGGAAATACTAATGTTAAACAAGAAAACAGCAGAAATTATGGGTTGGGTTGGATTAGGTTGCTTACAATTTAATTCCGTTCCAGCGATTATGTCATCTCTTGAGAATGGCGAAACTACTCCAATGGGAACTATACTTTTAACTATGATAGGATTAACCCTATACTTAGTAAGGTCAATAGCAACTAATGACACATTATATACAGTTGGTAATGTTGTCGGCTTGGTTGGAAACGGAATTTTATTAGCAACTATTATGCTATAAAGACTTGACAAAGGGCGAAAGCCTGTTATAATATATACTTACACAACAACAAAAAGAGGATAAAAAATGGGAAAGATAAAAAACATAGCAATTATTGATACAGAAACAGCAGGTGGATTTGGCGATTTGAAAATATATGATTTTGGTGTTGTCATTATGACACAAAAAGGCGAGATTGTAGCAGAATATGAAAGTCTTGTAAAAGAGGTATTTATTCCTAAACATATGGCAACTGCTTACTATTCTAAAAAGATTGAATGTTATTACTCTATGCTAATGGATAGCATGAGAATACGACCTTGGGATACTATTCGAGGTGATGTCAATGCTTTATTTAAAGAGCATAATGTCGAAATTGTATCAGCATATAATCTTGGCTTTGATACGAGAGCGATTAAAGCAACACAAAAGAAATACTCTAAGCATGATACTTTTTTAGAAGAAACTAAAGACACACTGGATTTGTGGTTATGGTCATGCCAATCATTATTGAGTAAAAAGAAATATCATAAATATGCTACTGCTAATGGCATGATAACTAAAGCAGGTAATGTAAAAACATCAGCCGAAGTTTCTTTTTCTTATCTACACAATTTGCCTAACTTTGTAGAAAGCCACACTGCCCTTGATGATTGTTATATCGAAGCAGACATCGCAAAGACCTTACTAAAAAGAAGGGTAAAGAAACCTTTGAACCAACCATTCGGTAGCCCTTGGAGATTGGCTCAGGCGAAAGCCTAGACGCCCGATGCGAATGAGAATGATTCTCATTTGCGGCGCCAATTATACACTACCACGCACACAATGTCAATACATATACCCACATAAAGAAAGGGGGTAAAAAGGCTTGACATACTCATATAATATGATATAATGTATACATAAAGGTTGAGAATAATCTTAACCTAATAAGGGAGGTCAATATGACTGATAAAAATAAAAACTACTCTAAAGAATTAACTGCTAAAATCATCGCGGAATATTCAGCAAATCCTACAATGGTAACGGTTAATGACCTTGCTGATAGTACGGGTAAATCTTCTAGGTCTTTAATTGCTAAATTGTCCAGAGAGGGCGTTTACCAGAAAAAGGAACGTACAACGAAATCGGGGTTGCCTGTTATCACCAAAGAAGATTTGGTTAAAAAGATTGCCGAAAAACAATCTATGAATTTCAGCTCAATATCCTCCTTGGTGAAAGCCACCAAGAGCGATTTGGAATTTCTGTTTAATAACCTTTAAATAAAAGGGGCAATATGCCCCAAACCTCCAAATGAGAATGATTCTCATTTGGCTGCGCCGGCGGCCACTTGGTCGGATCTCCCACCATACCACATATTATACACTATTACACCACTTTGTCAAGGCTTTTTCCCACACAAATAATAGGGGCAATATTGAACCATATGTTCAGCGCCCCTGCGCCGGCAGGCAAGTAGTAGAGTAACGACTTTTTTAAGTGCTCTATAGGCGCCGGAGGGAGTAGTGGAGCAACGACTTTTTTAGTGGTGCGAAGGCGCCGATTATACAGTGTGCGGACGATTTTGTCAAGTGTTATTTGTGGATTAGGTTGAATTTAGTTTAATTAAGCATTTCTTTAAAAAATGTCTTGACAATTTGCCCAATTTTCAGTATAATATACATATAAAGATTGAGAAAGAAAAGAAAAGAAGAAATAACCATAAAAATAACCCATAGGAGAAATAAATGACTGACAAGACAAAAAACTACACTGATGACCAAACTGCTGAAATGATCGCTATCTACGAGGCTAAGGAAGGAGATAACAAAATGGTGGTGGCAACCATTGCTGAGAAGTTCGGCAAGACAACACGCTCTATTATTGCTAAGCTATCTCGTGAAGGTGTGTACGAAGCTGAGAAGCGTGTGACTAAGACAGGTGAGGCTGTAATTACTAAAGCGCAATTAGTTGCTCAAATTGCTGAAAAGGTGGGCGTTGACTCGGTAGAGTCATTAGCCAAGGCTACGAAGCAAGACCTACAAACGTTAGTTAAGGCTCTAGGCTAATAATTAACCCCGCAAGGGGTTTTTTATCGCCCACAGAAAAGCAGCGCTTAAGCGCCGACCGACAAGTAGTAGACCGACGACTATTTTTGTTGTGGGCGCCGTCCGGCCAGACAGATTCCCGATTATAATATATATTATACATGAAGTTGAGCAAATTGTCAACAATTATATGAAAGTTAAAAAGTTTTTAGAATATTCACCAAATTGGCCCAACTTGCCCCAATTTCGCCCAGTCAAGCTCAATAATGAGCAATTTGGCGAAAAGCGGGGAAAACAGTAGTAAAGCGACGATATAGTGCTTTAGCGACGACAATTTGCCGAAATTGGGACCAAATGGGAATAACACCGGCCAGTTACGGGTGCAACCCCCGGAGTTAAAGTATGTTTTCTGCTTTATTTTACCTCTTTCTTAAAAAATGTCTTGACAATCCGGTTATTTTTCAGTATAATATACATTATGAAAATTGAAAAAGAAAATAAAAAAGTATATAAAGTAGTTCTAAAACCGGAGCATACCTTCTCTAGTACTGAGTATGTTATTGCTAAAACAGAGGAAGATGCCTTTGAATTAGCAAAAAGACTATACGCAAACAGAGAGGTTTTATTAGTGTCTAATGTTGAATTTGAAGGAGTATAATGGGAATAGTAGCAACAATAGTAGTAGGGTGGTTAATATTTGTAGTAGGAGCAATCGTAATACAACATAAGTTCGAACCTAAGGAAACGGAATATAACAAACAAAGAAGAGGAGTTTAAGATGGGAAGATATTACTATGGAGATATTGAGGGTAAGTTTGGATTTGCTTGTCAGCCAACAGATGCTGGGCTACAATTTGGAGCTATTGAGCAAGAGTCAGGAAGTGTTGACTATGAAGTTAACAGAGGAGACTTCGAAGAAGAAGGTTCAGATAAGTTAAATGAGCTACAATTAAAACTAGAGTTAGCCACTGGTGATAACTGGGGGCAGTTTAGAAATTACCAAGGTGAAGATGTAGCAATGGCAATATGGAATAGCCCTAATGTTGCTAAAGCAGTTGATGAGGATTTAGTAGACTTTGTACTAGGTGCTAAGATGGAATCATTCTTTGCTCGTAACATAGATTTAAACGAATTATACTATACAGGAGATAACTAATGAAAGAATGGAAAGCTAACGTACAAAAACTATTTAGAGTTAACCCAAGAGTTGACTGGGAAGAAAAGTATGAGGAAAAACGTCTAGAAAGCAGAAAGTGGGAGTTTAAATTCAACAAGTTAAACAGACAACTAACAGCAATTCTAGACGAGTCAAACCGTGGTTAAGCATGAACCAACAGTACAAGCATTTATATGTGGTTTTATATTAGCAACCCTTTGGGCTTTGGTTATTTGGTACATTTACTAAAATAAGACTTGACATTTAGTTGAAAATTCAGTATAATATATTCTGAAAAAGAGAAAATTTATGGAATATTAAGGAGGTAAGTAAAATATGGTAAATTATACAAAAGAACAAGTAAAAGAGTTGGTAGTAACATATGGTGAAACACCAACTAAGGCAACAGTAGAGAAGTTAGCATCAGGTATGGGAAAATCAGTTAGGTCAATCATTTCTAAGTTGGCTACAGAAGGAGTTTATCAAAAAGTGAAGAAAGCATCATCAAAACCAATAGCTGTTAAAAAAGCAGCCTTAGTAAATGTTATTAGAATTATGATGAATGCTAGAGATAACCAATTTAAGAGTTTTGAGAACGCTTCTAAGGCAGACCTAGAAGCAATGGTAGACTTACTAAGAGATTTGAACAACCAATACGAATTAAAGGAGAGAAAATGAGCAAAGACACTATACCATTTGTGACATTTAAAAAGGATAACAACGGCAATAAGATTAGTAAGAAAAGACTTAGTCACGGAGCTAAGCGTTGTAAACGTAAACCTAATTCTAAGCGTTGCCTTAACGGGTCAATGAAATAATGTGCTAAAAGTAGTTGAGAAAGGTATGGTTTTTATACTAAATATTGCCTTTTGGTTAACTTTAGTGTACTTGACCTTTTAGCCAGCCTGAACAACGAGGGGTAACACCCCAATTGGTTCAAAAGCCTCATTAGTTTGAGGCTTTTTTGTGCACGGTCGTAAATACAACTTGACAAAATTGGTTAAGTGGTGTATAATATAGTTTTACATAGGAGAAATTATGCCACGAGAAATAAACTATACACCAGAACAGACCAAGTTAATAGTAGATGAGTATATTAGCGACCCTAATATGACTACGGTCAACTACCTAGCTAAAACATTAGGTAAATCTGCGAAATCGATAGTAGGTAAGCTAGCTAGGGAAGGTGTATACAGGAAGGAAGAGTACATATCTAAAACAGGAGATAAGCCTGAGACCAAGACTGAGATAATTAATAAAATTAAGGAAGCAGTAATTGATATGTTAGGTGATACACCGGCTTTCTCAGGGCTAGAGAAATCAAGTAAAGGTGCTTTGAAAGAGTTATTAGATACTATAAAACAGTTATAACAGGTAGATAACAGTTTGTTTAGTTGCGCGAATAGGGATATGAAATATCCAATTGCGCGAGCTTAACACACGCATAACGAGCTTAACACACGAATAACAAGTTAAAACGAGGGAAGTAACAGAATGGGTACAAATTATGGAAATTGGTGTACAGTGGGAAACAAATTAAGTAAGACTTGTCATCTTACTTTAGCGATAACCACTTTGAAAGAATATTTTAGCTGTTCCGACAGTGTTATTGTCCAGCTTTTTAGTCTTAAAATCAGGAAATATGTATGAGCCTTATTTTAGACGTGAATTTAGGCTTTAAGTTAAGGAAAACTGACGTGTCTATTGAAAAATTAGTCATAAGTCATATCCGGAACCTGTTGGGCGTACTGTTTCCTTTTGTTCCAACAACGCTATGGTTCCGAAATGCCTTATGTTTTTCATACAAGACACTTCTAGTTCATTGGAATCAATTAGTTGTTTCAAATTACACTATATATTATACACTACTTTTAACAAAAATGCAAGAACTATTTTCCCTAGGTGAGATGAAATTTGTTAGCTGGTCAAGTTAGTGTAACGAGAAAAAAATTCATTTAGTTAAGCTTAATTTATTTCTTGACATTCTGGTTAAATTATGGGATAATAATCTTTTTGAAATGGAGAAATCAGTGGAAGATTTAAGAAGAGAATTACTGTTAGCAAAGATTGAAACAGAGAAACAAAGAGGTAGACACATAAAATTGATAGCAGATGAGGCTGAACTAAACTTAGCAGAACAGATAGAATATGTTGTGACAGAGCAAAATGTAGCTGGGTGTCATTAGTATGACTTTAGAAGAAGAGCTAATGATAGCACAGAAAGAGAACCTAATAGCACAAACAGCTTGGTTTAAAGCGGACGCAAAATATAGAATATCCCTAGCTAAGGCTAAGGAGATGACTTTAGAAGATGCTCTAATGAAACGTGAAGAGAAAAAGAAGAAGTTAGAACAGTTTACTGTTCCTGGAACCAATGTACCAAGGCAGGCTAAGAAAAGAGATGCCGATGATTTACCTTGGTAAGGAGATAATATGAAATACGTAGAAGCCAAAGAATTAGAACAAATGTCTGCATCTGAAGCTAACAGAGTGTTAATTGAATTACAGAGTAGGGTTATAGTATTAGAAGAACTGGTACAACAAATAAGAAAATACGTGATTAAAAACACTGATAACTTGTACAAGAACGATAAGGTACTAGAAAGAAGAATAGCTAGTATAGAGGATACTTTAGAAGAACTACAGGAGCATATTTAATGAATTTAGAGAAAAAGAAGTTAGAGAACCAAATTGCTGCTAACAAAGCAACAATAGAAGTATTACTGTCTAGGATCGATGTAGCATCAGCACACATTAGGTATATAGATGCACAAACTAATATGGACGTAGTAATGAAAGATGTAAACGAATTTGAGGAGAGATTTTAATGTCGCTTGAAGTAGAAGTAGCCATCGAAGATTGTTGGCACGTGGTAGATGACTTAAAGTTTCTATGGGTACATATGTTAGATGGAGATAGTATGTCCACAGATGACGTAGTAACTATTCTGTCAGGTATGGAAACCATGTACACTAAAAAGTTTGAAGAACTACATAGATTAAATAAAAGGAAAGGAGGAGAGTAATGAAGACAACAGTAGGAACAATAGCTGCATTAGCAGTAACGGGAGCTATGGCGTTTACATCAGTAAATGCTACGCATAACATACAACATCCAGTAAGTCAGCATCAGTTTAATATCGAAGATGCTATGCAAAATAAAGAGATAGTATTGATGGCATTAGGTGCAGCAGTATACTATTCACAGTATTGTGCTGGACTAACAGGACGAGGACAGGATTATCTGAATAAAGCCATTAAACTACACAGTGTTAATTTTAGAACTGTGGAAGATGACAAAGACTTTAAGATAGGGTACAAGACAGCTGAAAGTTATCCAAGCTGTGGCAAATTGAGATTTGCTATCACTGACTCTGGACTAGGCGCAATGATTAGATAATGTTAAACCAATCTTAACAATAACTCTTGACAATTTGCTTAATTAATAGTATAATATCTTTTTAAAATAGAGAATTTAAGGAAAATATGACAAAGGAAAAGTTGAAAGGTTATGAAGTCTATTGGCAAGATGATAGCGTTTACTTCGAGCACGATGAGTATGGAGAGGATGCTGGAATTAAACTATGGTTTAACGCTAATAAAGAAATCTACGACTATGAAGGTCAGTATGATATTCCAACGAGAGTTTTATCTTTTATGAAAGAATTAGGATATAGGAGCGTATAATGAATGAGTTTTTTGTTTTTGGTCTATTTCTAGGACTATTCTTTATGTTAGGAATGGCAATGGGAAGAGGAAGATAATAAAGTTTTTGGAGAATAGCGATGGGAGAATGGTAATGAATATATTAGTGAACACATTAATAGGGCTTAGTTGGGTAATAGTAGCATTGTATGGCTATATGGCTTACACGGTATTCATGTAATGGTACTGACTAACTTAACGAAGGAACAGTTGGAACTGATTTATAATTCAATAAAAATCAATCCTACTGTGAAAGAGGGTGATAAAGTAATCACTCAGAAATGGATTAAACTTCAACTTGATGAGCAAGTAAAGGGTGGTCCTTGGAAGGCTAGAATCCGTGGTATGGGATTTGTTATTTAACTAGGAGGAGAAGATGTTATTATCACCATTATTAGTAGAAAGAAAGGAGTTCTTGAAATGGGCATTAGCCGACCAAGACATTAGTAACTGTATAGGAAACTATGTAGTTGATGAGTTAGGCAGTGAAAACATTTGTACTATAAGTGCTAGTACCGTATGGGATTTTATAACAGAGGTTCCTGTATCCTTAGTCAGAGGCAGTGAGGAAATGGTTAGTTACATTGGTGCAGATGGCTTCGTACCTACATCGGAGTGTATATTAGTATGCTCTGGGTAAGTAATAAAGAAAAACTAAGACGATTCGCTAATATGGTTTTAGAGGATTTTGACAGAATGATTAAACACGTCAGAACAATAGAAACTAAAGTTATATTAAGTGAGAGAAAAATGAATGAGAAGTTACTCCGGTTGGAGCAACGTATAGCTACGCTAGAAACGGCTCGCCCTGAAATATATCCAGAAATGATTGGAAAGAGTTATGATGGGGAATAATAAAAAGATAGAGGAAGCGTATCAACAGGGGTGTGTAGACACATTGGAGATGCTAGAGGCAGCTATAAAAATATTAACAGATTTTAGGAATAAAGCAAATGGTTATAGTAAAGATGAAAAAGAAGGTAAAGGATAGTTTAAAAACTCTAATCAAGAATGGAGAGTTCAGTAAAGCGGCTCGCAACCATTCTATTATAAACAGTATTATGAGAGAACGGTGGAGTAAGTGATTGACGTCATAATACATAAAATAAAAGATACAGAGTTTGGGGCTTGGTGCGAACTATTCGCAGATGAATTGTATGAGATATACTATTTAGAGGGAGCTGATAGAGAAACAGACTATGAAGATTGGCTGTGGGATTTTTATGAAGGTGGAGGAGCTATTTAATATGAAGCATAGTAAGGGATACTGGTCACATAGTGAAGTAGAAAGACTACGCATAGATGTTAAATTGCTAGAAGAGAAACTAGAAATAATCAAACAGATACTGAAAGACTTTAGGGGAAATAAATGACTACTAAATCGAAGGACATAGTTAAAGACTGGACCTCAAAGAAATGGCATACAGTTCATAACTGGAAGGCAGGGACAGGTAAGTTTATCAAAAGAGTATTCAACAGAAAGATAAGACATGGGAGTGATGTAGAATGGAAGAATTAATTATTGGTGTTATCGTTTTTGTAAATTTTACCCTTCCGATGGTATTATGAACGAACACGGCAACTTACAAGTATTAAAGAGCGCGGCAGGATATTACTTAGGCACTCTATATTACGATAAAGAAATGGAAGGATGGTTTCCCAATAGTAGGGATACTCAGTATCTAACCAAGGAAGAGGCAACTGGTCTATTAGAGAGATGGAAAGAGTATTCCGAAGAACAGATTTTAGATACAATAAAAAGCCTCAATAGTGACTTAAAGGGAGTTAATAAGTGTTTTTAAACAGTAAATGGTATGAAAAGGTAAACAGAACAACAGATGATGAGTATGATGCCATTATGGATTGCTGGAAGGTAGTTGATGATATTAACTTTCTTTGGGTTCAAATTATGGATGGGCCTGAAATGGACAATGATGAGATAGTTAATATCTTATTAGGTATGCAACAAATTTATAATAGAAAGTTTGATGCGTTATTTGAAACCTTTACACAAACTAATGGATTGTACGAAAAGGAGAAACATGAGAATAGGAGGAAAAATGGAAGTAACTAGAGAGTTTTTTGCTCCAGTAATTATCAAGATTGATAGAATTACTGAGCTAGAGTTGTTAATGGATATTATCGAAGATTCTATCGAAAGATTTGAAATGGGTTCTGATGAGCGTTCAACCTTAGTTGATATGAGTAACGCACTTAGCGAGGTAGGGCTGTGACAATTAATGTAGTAGGAGCGTATGGCAGAACATACGATAGTATTGTTAGTGCTAAGAAGGATTGGGATACTGGTAAAGACTTTAAGATAGTAGACGGTTCTTATATCAATAACAATGACTGGGTACTACACGTTAATGATGATACAGTAGTATACCAAGGTAATACCTCGACATGGGTATTACAGGGAGTACAGGTATGTTAACAGGGGTAACAGATATGATGGATGAAGTATTATTAAGCTTTGCTATAGCTTGGATAGCTGCTTCTCTTGTTATACTAAGTATTTGTATGTATAGATACTATGTAAAGGAATACTATAAAAAATGACTACTGAGTACTGGCATGGAGTAAACGCAGCCTTAGAGGGCTGTATTTTTGATTTTAAAAGGGATGTTGTAGGTAGACCAGATGGACTTACCAGATGGCCACCAGAATTTATTAAAGGGTTTATGTCCGTACTAAGAGGAGAACATTTTGGGTGGGGTGCACAGACACATCTATTCGATGACAGACTATATAAGAGAGGTAAGAGTGAATCATAATGAAACTAATAATACTGCTAACATTAAGCAGGTAATAAGCAGTAAATGGGATGATATCCCAGTTGAGGAAGATACTAGAATTATACATAGAATAGAGGCAGCATTAAATGACTTGGACTGTGTGTACGAGACTTGGTTCTGGGATGGAGTACAAGCACAGAGTCTAATTTTTATTGAGGAAGAATTAACCATATCATTAGAAAATATGGAGAAAGAAATAAGAGAGAATACAACCTTATTAGACTACAAAGATAGTGACATAACTACCAAGGTAACTAACGGGTACGTATTTTTCAACTTCAACTTTGAAATAAGTTAAGTGGAAAATAAGTTAAGGGTATATTAGTACCATACATATTTTTTCTTAATAATTTTATAATAGAGTTATTTGAATTTAAGTTAAGGTTAACTAAAAATAAAACTTGACATTCTGGTTAAATTATGGGATAATATCTTTTAGAAATTGAGAATTTTCAAAAAAACCAAATTCTAAGAACACCATTTTCGGTGTACTTCAGATGCTGCATGCTCTAACTCGAGGTAGCAGGATAAATATCAGTATGATTAGACTGTGCCACCTTGAGTCTCAAAATATTAGTGAGTAAGGGTTTGGGATTTGAAGCCTGGGTTGCCCTTTAACATCGAAACCCGAACGCTAGCCGATGGCAACTTATAACGGGTCACTTATGGGATGGAGTTATAGGTTGTCATCACCTTATTATAATATTTTGGGAGGAAATAGAATGGGATATGAATATCAAGCAGTAGTAGTAGTAGACAAAGTAACCTATGGAGAAGTAAACTGGGGGAATTGGAAAGAGTATATTTCAGAAGTACATAAAGATGATACTATGATTACGTACAGATTCAATTGGAGTAAACGTACTTATGAGGCTATAGAGTGGTTTTTAGATAAAATAGCTTTACGAGAAGAACCCGAAGAACCAGAGGAAACAGCCTTTCTAAGAAACGATACCTTTGGCATTATTATGTTAGGGGAAGAAGATACCGATATCGAGTACTACGGAGAGTATTGGGACTACAACATTGGATTACATAGATATATAGAATCCTACTAAAAGAAGCCCCCACCGGCAGGTAGCGAAGTCACTCGAGCTAAGGCGTTTGAGAGTGGATATGCTGGGGTATTAAGCCTGCCATTTTTATTTAGAGAGAGCATCCAGCTCACCTCCCACACACCGAGCTCGGTGTTCTCCCTAAATAGAACGACGTAAACCTTTTCATTGGAGTTATTTAGGACGGCGGGGCAGTACCGCCCACCTCCACCAAAAGTACATTGTGTAGTGTACTTCTGATGGGGGTGATATAGTGTTCGACTAGGTAACAGAAGATATTAGGCGTTAGAGAAGAAACTCTTAAACACAACTAAAAGTAAACGCAAATGATAACGTATACGCAATCGCTGCCTAGCAGTGGTTTGAGGTGACTACAGCCTTATAACAAAAGTGAGCTGAGGATTGAATATGCCCGACCCAAAATTTGTTCATTAACTACACCAGGACCGGTATAGTTAACAGGCTTCAGGCAGGGTGTGCCTTAATCAACAATCACCCTCCATCAATACAAGAAGAGGGGAAACTGCCGAAAACTCCTGTAAGCAAGTCTACGTACAAGACAAAGAAAGCCACCTAGCATGCACCTGGTGAGGTTCTGATAGTCCCTAATAACATAAATTACTATCACCTAATTACAACGTGGGAGACGAGAATGAGAAGAAAATGGTTCGAAATGGATAAAGCCCAACTAACTGACTATTTAATGAGTGATAGGAATAACCTATCAGAAATAATAATGACGCTATATAAGAGAGGGGAGCTTCCAGAGAAAGAAGGTAAAAGGAGTTATACTGCTTGGACTGAGAAAGAACAAAACATGGTTAAAAGGTTATACTTTAGGGATGGAATTTCTGTAAAAGGTATAATAGAACAACTAACCAAGGAAGTGGGAACCACCAGATCAGAGGGAGCTATTAGAACTCGTATTAAAGACTATATAGACCCAGAGACAAAAAGTAAAAAAGCTAAATGGACGAACGGTTAAAATAATACTTGACAAGTTGCCCAAAAACGTGTATAATATACACTTTATAAAATATAAATTTAAGGAAAAAATATGACGACAAAGAGTGTGGTTATATCAAGCGACTACGAAAAGTGGTTCGACTTGGAAGATTCAATCGTGGCTCAAATAGAGGTATCAGACTCTGATACAGCAAGTACGCCTGCCCATGATTTAACCGTTATTCAGTCTTTTAAGTTAAAAGACAAACAACTGGGATGGACAGATGAAGCCGGGGGAGAAAGTTAGGAGAATTGGCCATAATGGCAAGGGTGTAGTAACAGTATATACCCGACTAGTGGACATAGGCATGAACCACATTGAGTGGGGAGTATCTTTTTGTTCACCAAAAAATAGTTATAGCAAACAATTAGGACTTATGTTGAGTAAACGTAGTGCTGATAATGTTATTCTATACACACCAAACACTCCTCTAGGGAGACTTATAGATGTGTTAGTTTTAGTTGATATACTTCAAACAGTTGACAGTATACCATCTTGGGCTGAGTTGTTAATCAATGAGGATTTAGATAGGGGTGTTCTTTTATCAGCAGAGGAAGTGAGATTAGCTTTCAATACGTAGCAGGGGGCTTAGGCCTAACGGAGAAAGAGATATGCATGTTTTGGTATTTATCGTTATAGTACTGCTGTTCTTCTCACTATTTATGGGTTAATTAAATGACTATAATAGAATACTATATGTATATGGCAGTTGCCTATACTGCTTTACTCAGTGGAGCAGTATACTTTTCATACAAATCAGGTTTTAAAGACGGAGTTCTAGGAACATTAGAATGGGTTAAGGAAGAAGAAAACATAGATATACTTTTAGATTTAGAAGATGAACAGTAAGCCTCTTTAAAGAGGCATTTTAATAAGGAACTTATATGATTTATGCTCCACCAGAACTTACCGAGCTTGCCGAATTTTGCTACAAAGAGCTCAACCTCGGCAAAAAGGTAGGTGTAGATATTCACTATGAGAAATTAGATGTGGATGGATGGTGTGTAGATGGAGATGAGTTGTACGACATAGAGATAAATGAAAGTTTATCTTTAACTGACAAAATGATTACTCTCTGTCATGAGATGGTACACGTAAGACAGTACTCAACAGGACAGAAAGTATCAGAAGAAGAGGCATATGATTTAGAGGGAAAACTATATGGTATATTTGTGTGACACATGTAGTAAAGCCGATGTATCTTGCCCAATTTACCCCAGTTATGGGGATTGCATAGAATATAAGAAGGAGAACAGTATGATGTGGGTTCACAGATGTAGAGTAGAGTGTACCGTGATGTCTATAGGCGAAGGAGAAGAATGTAACTGGTGCGGTAGGAGTGAAGAAGATGAAAACGCAGAGTTCGGTAAACTTGGCCCAAATGAGTTCCCAGACGATGAAGTAGGGGACGATGCTGACTGACTGGATAGTTTACACTGTCAAAGAGAAGGCTTATGTTATTAAAGCATCAAGTAAAGAGGATGCTACTAAGAGGTTTCAACAACAGAACCCTAGTAAAGAAAATATCAGAAGTATTTTTAAAGCAGGTAACAGAAAATAATACTTGACATTTTGGTCATTTCACTGTATAATATACACAATGAAAATAGAAACAACAAATTTAGAAGAGAATAGATCCGTGTTAAATACTGACCACTATTCCGTAGAGGTTAGAGAAAGTTCGTGCAATAGTGGTATTATTATTGACGTATGGGAAAGAGATGGTAGTTTAATTGATTCATTCCAGTTCTTGAATGATGATTTAGTTTATACTATGGCAGAAAAATCAGGTTGACCACCTATCCTAGCTACTAGGGAAGTCCGGGGCCTTTATAATTCCTAATTCCTAGAGATTTAGTCTTCTCATAGGTATTATCATGGTGAGCTTTAACGCTCTTAAAGCCGAGGTAGCATAGTATACTCCCCTGTCCTTCGGGGAATAAAATAGAAGGACACTGTTAAGGGAAAGGGCTCTACAACCTCCCCACCTAGTGTGAGTGGAGAGCCCATGAACTAAGAGTTTGGCGGGATTAGCTTAGTTCGCTTTATTTTGCGGGTATCGTATATCGGTAATACAATGGGTTTCCAACCCATGAAGGTCAGTTCGATTCTGACTATCCGCTCCAACCTGAGTAGAGATAATGAGTGTAGAGAGTAAAACTAAAGAACTATATGAGCATAGTTTATTATCAAATAAAAATAGCTTAGACTTACCGAGTCTAAAAATATTCATGGAGACGCACGTATTCGCAGTATGGGACTTCATGTCTTTAGTTAAGTCACTACAGAACCATATATGTCCCTCAACTGATCTATGGATGCCAATAAAAAGTACCAAAGATAACACAGCAGGCCTAATAAATGAAATAGTTTTATATGAGGAATCTGATGTTGCTATGGGAGGTACAGGTAGAGTGTCACATTTTGATTTATACTTACAAGGTATGTATGAAATTGGGGCCGATACTTCTAATATAGACAGATTTATACGACATATCAGAACCGATGGACTTGGATTTGCTATGGCAGTATTGGAAAGAAAAGATAAAGTAGCATACGAGTTTCTCGTTAGCACTTTTGAGTTTATAAATACCAAAAAATCCCATGTAATAGCGGCAACGTTCTTACATGGTAGAGAGAACGTTATACCTACTATGTTTTCATCTGTTCTTAAACGAACACAATTGGAAGCTCCTAGGTTTAAGTACTATCTAGAAAGACATATAGAGTTAGACGGAGATGAACATGGCCCAGCAGCACAAAGATTATTAGAATCATTATGCGAAGGAGACCCGCAAAAAATAGTAGAGTCAGAAAAATATGCTGTAAAGGCTATAGACTCTAGGATAAAGTTTTTGTCGGGTATAGAGAAGTTAATATCACAAAGTAAAGTAGGTGATGATAGCGTAACGTTGGACCAGATACTAAATCCTTTTAAGGGCCTATAGCTCAGCTGGTTAGAGCAATCGACTCATAATCGATTGGTCCTTGGTTCAAGTCCAAGTAGGCCCACCACACAATTTTAACAACAGAGAAGAGAAGATAATGAAAAAAGTAATATTAGCAGCAGCTTTAGCTGTAACAATGGGTAATGCATCAGCAGGATTTTTTGGGAATAACTATTATGGTAGTGATAGAGGTATATTTGGATTTAATCCATATTCCTTTATGGAACCAAGATGGTTTATTAAAGAAGCAAGTAATTTTGTAGACGAATTTGATAATAATAACTATAGGTATACTCATATACCTACTGGATATAATCATTATAGTGCTAATACTAAACAGTACACTAAAGATTATTGGGTTGGTTATAGCAGATATTACAGATAATGTTTATGTTAAAATTCGTGAGTAACGAAGAAGAGAAATCTAAGGGAGATAGAACAATGTTTGAAGAAGGAATGAACGAGAATTTATATACAAATGATAAAGGTATGAGAGTACATGCTTACAGTAGTACACCAATGACACGAGAGGAAGCAGCTTCTAGTCGGCCTGCCTTTGGCGGAACCTATGAACAGTCATTAGTGGATAATCCTTTGAATCGTAAATATGATACTAAATCCGTATCAGATAGAGGTGGTTATAAAGAACGTACGAAAAGTGCAGAAGAGTTAGACAAATTAAGGGGTTAAATTATGTTAGATAGAACTGGAAATGGGTATTTAGAAGACCCAACTATTTGGTCTGAAGAAGTTATGCACGAGATGGCAAAAGAAGATGATTTAGAATTAACTGCTAGTATGGTAGTTCAAATTCTTGCAGCAAGAGATTACTTTTCAGAGAACTCATCAGTACCACCAATCAGAACGTTTGCTAAAGTGGTTGGAATTGATAAGAAAACCTTATTTAAAGAGTGGTTAACTGGTCCAATGAAGCCTATTACTAAGTATGGTGGTATGCCTCAACCAACGGGGTGTGTATAATGGATACTAGTAAAGTAGAGGAGCAAATTACTAAGCAAAAACTTAGAATGTTAGAACTGTACCAAGCTAAGGAAGATATATCAACAGAATTAGCAAGTATTATTCAGATAATTCATAGCTTAGAGTTCGCATTATCAACAGATGGGGAACAACCATTAATAAACACAGATAATATAAAAGAGGCGTAATTATAAAATAAGTATGCTGGGTCTGAATAAATAGTAGACCTAGCAAAAATAAGACTTGACATTTATGTATAAGTGTGTTATCATTATAAAATAATTGAGAATATAGTATTCGAGATAGGTTTTATTGAACACAGGTATGTATATAAACGTCAAGTAAAAGTTTAAATATACTATTAATGTTACTAAATATAACTGTTAGAGTTAGAGGCCACTAAGTGGCTATCATATTAATCTTTAAAATAGTGAATTTAAATAATGACTGAATGGCTACAATATTATGTAGTTTTTGCGATATCAGGTTCTTTACTATCTATATACAATATATTTCTACCCGCTGTCTGTTTAACCAGACGTATGGAAGAAGAAAATATTGTTAGTAGAAGGCCTTTTGTTGGTAGTATAGTATGGTTCTTCCTTGTCTGTATATTTATACCGGTATTGATGTTTCCTATAATATTTCCATATTTGCAAAAACACTTTGTAATAAATTTAACTGCTTCATTTCTTAAAACAGAAATTAAGTAGTAACCTAATTAGTGGGAGTAACCTACTAATACTAGGCGCTAAACCGCCTATTTTTTACGTCTAGTATAATGACGTATTTTATTTTGTTTAACTATAATACAGGAAAATATGAACAAGAACTTAATTGCTGTTTTAACGGCAACAACAATGACGGCAGCTATAGCTGGTGTCGAAATTAGTGGTAACTATGAGGGTACATTTACTGAAGGTAACCCGGGTGGAGCAACGTATGCTCAAGACTTAGATTTAAAATTAGTAGGTACAGTATCAGAAGGCACAAGCGTTACTGCTACATTTGAAGATATAGCGGGTGGAGCTGCAGTTACTAGTACTAAATCGAAGGATTAGATTTTAAAGGTGGATTATTCAAAGGTCAAAAAGGTAAAGGACTTTTACAATCCGAATCAACTGCTGCTAACAAGCTGAAAGTTTCTACAAGTCTTGGAGGATTTGGAGTTGCTGTAAGTCAAGTATCTGGGGATGCTAACGCTGCTCTAGATTTTAGTGGGGCACTAGCTGGAACTAACTTTAGAGTGCAAGATATGGCTAGTTCTGATAGATTTGTATCAGCTACTACTAATATGCTTGGCTTTGATATAAACCTTGAGCGTCAAAAGACTGCAACTGGTACAAATACTGGTGTCTCTGTAAATGCAGGCTTAGGTGTAGCAGGTGTTAAAGTATTTGATATAACTGCAGTTGTGATTGATGTAGAGGATACTGCTGGTATTACTCAAGATGACGGTATTCTTGGTGATATCTCAGACGCACAAAATGGCAAAACTATTGCTGGTGTAGTACTATCGACTAATACTTCAATGGGTATGGTAACTGGTAAGTATATCGATAAGAATGACCTTAACACCTATGTAGCTGAAATAGAGCGCGGTGCTATGGAATATACATATACTAAAACTGAGAACACTGATGGTGTGATTGGTGCAAGTATTACTGTAACGTTCTAAACCCTAAGGGGTGTAAAAGCCCCTTATTAGTATAAGTATTCTAAAGAGTATTTATACTAATAAAATTCTGAAAACTGTATTAGCGCGCGACTAATATAGCTAAAGAGGAAAGGATCGACCTCTCTAATAAAACGACTAACTTATGATACACCAAAACTTTCTGAGGAGAAAATATAATGAAAAAATCAATTACAATCGCAACACTTCTTTTAACAACTGCTTTAACTGCTAACGCTGGTTTCTTTGGCGACAACAACAATAGTAACTGGGGTCCTTTTGACTCAGGCTCTAACTGGGGTCCTTTTGAGTCAGGTTCTGACTTAGGTCCATTCAACGGTATGAGTAATTGGGGTCCATTTAACGGTGCTAGCAACTGGGTAAATGACACAGACTTCGGTTTCAACTTTAATACTAAGAACAAGATCGATAACCAAGCTTCTGGTAAAGCTGAAGGTAAATTTGATGGACAAGCAGACGCTTACGCTAAAGGGCAAGCAGATGCTTATGCTAAAGGTTACGTTGATGCGAAAAACAAGTACTACTTCAATGAGACTGATAAAGACTTTGTTGCAGTAGCTTATAATCACTAAATAGTAAACAAAGAAGGGGCCGTTAAAGCCCCTTTTTCAATTAAGGAGAAATATATGATAGAAAATATACTATTAGCGAGTATAATTGTTTTTGCAGTTTACTTAACACAAAAAGATAGAGGATATTGGTGCAAAGAAGTATGGAGTAAGTTATGGAAAAAATAAAATAAAATAAAGAGGGGAATTGGTATGCATACATTTGAAGAATGTAAAATTAAGATAAAAGGTATAGAAACATTACTAAAACAGATACAAAGATTAACTAAAGATAATGTTACTGCTTTCGCAGTTGCGGAATCTGCTGAAGAAATGTGTAAAGAGTTACTTAGAGAGGATATTACAGGAAAATGAAACTTATGGCACAAAATTCAGGTATTTACGACAGAGTTATTAGTGGAGAGTCACTAATCGACATGTATAGTAAAGAAAAGCAGGCACGTATAGCTGCCGAAAAAGCATATTTAGATGTACAAAGCAAATATGACCAATTAACCGGAAAACTTCGAAAAAATGCCAATCATGATCGCAATTAGTGTCAAAACTTTAGCAGTCAACGATTTTCAGCTCGCGCCGACGAGCAAATATATGTATTCATCAAATTTTACTCATATACGTAAGAAAAATTTAACTTGACAATTTTAATTAGTCTGGTATAATTGTGAATTGTCTATGTAGATAAATTTAAGTAGACAAAATTTAATAAACGGAGAAAAACTTTATGTTAGATAAAATCGTAGGCTGGATCAAAGCCGGAACAGAAGCAGGTGTGGCATTAATCGCACTAGCAATCGTATTACAAGTAATATTTGGTGGCACAGTGCCATTCATCGGTGGCGACATTATCGGCACAATTACTGGTATCATCGCAGCGCTTGGCAATGCTGGTCTCGTAGGTTTGGCGTCATTAGCCGTAATTTACCATATCTTTACTAGTAAGTAAACTTTACAATTTAGAGTAAATCGAAAGCCTGCTTTATAGCGGGCTTTTTTGCCCCTCAGGTATAAAAAATTTTCCTTGACATTGTGGTTACCCCATTGTATAATATAGGGATAGAACTGTAAATAATAAGATACAGTAACAGGTTATCAACTAATTAAGCTAAAGGGTAAGGTATGGCATTAAATTTCATGGCTGATGTAGTATTTACTACTAAAAGCTTTAAGTTCAGAGATAATGAGATAGAGTTAAACCAAGGAGAAACTGGGAACGGTGCATCCGACGGTTTCGCCGGATTTAGAATAAAGAGAGGCACAGCCCCCGATGCTTTACTTCACTACAATGAAGCTACAAGTACCTGGCAAGCAGGTGTAGAAGGCTCAACGTTACAAGATATTATAACTACTACTTCATTAAATGTATATGAAGAGTCAGATGTTATTACAGTAGTAGACCCTACTACTACAGAATACTCCTATGTGGTAGTAGGTAGTGCAACAACATATGATCCTAATTTTGTTATGGTATTTATAAATAGACTGAAGCTAAGAAAGTCAGAGTTCACCGCAACAAACGGAACCACAGTAAGTATATCTGCAGCATTAGCAGTTGACGACGAGATAGAGGTAGTAACCTACAAATAAAAATATAGAGTATTGAGCTGCACAGCTTAAATTACTTCTTGACAAAATCCTTAAATTGAAGTATAATATCTTTTTGAAATTGATAAATTTCAAGAAAATATTTTAAACCAACAAAGGAGAAACTCATATGGCATGGGACGACGACAGTAGAGCAGAAGCAATTAAAATGTACGAGGATGCAAATCCAACAGCAGAGACATCAGTGGAGATTGTAGGAGACATCGCTGACCAACTAGGTCAATCTAAGAACGGAGTACGAATGATTCTTAGCAAAGCAGGTGTATATATCAAAAAAGAAGCAGCAACTAAGTCTTCTTCATCAACTAGCGGAACTAAACGCGTATCTAAGCAAGATAGCCATGATGCGTTAATTGCCGCAATCTCTGATACTGGACAAGAGCCAGACACAGATATCATTTCTAAACTTTCGGGCAAAGCAGCCCAATATATGGCAGGTGTACTGACTAAAGCTAACGAGGGTTAACTTATGGCAGGCAGACGTGTAAAGGCTAAAGCATCTGAGAAATTAGATGACAATACATTAAAGTACGTATTATCCTTATTAACAGCAGATAAACCCATTACTAAAAAAGAAGCGTGTAGAATATTAAATATTACATATAATACAACTCGACTAAATAATATAGTAAAAGGGTACGAAGAAACCCTAGCGTTTATTGCTAAAATGAAGAAACGCAATCGTGGTAAATCAGCTACAGAAAGTGAAACTAAACGTGCTATTCAAGAGTATATTGAGGGAGACCCAATTGCAGATATATCAAAAAGAATGTATAGGTCTGCAGGGTTTGTCAAAAGTATATTAACAAACAACAGTGTGCCTCTTAGAGGTATTGGTACTGATTATTTTCATCCAGAACTAATACCAGACGAAATTATTACAGAAGATTATACCGCAGGAGAGATTGTTTGGTCTGCAAGGTATAATTCAACTGCTTCAATAGTAGGTTCATCGAAGTTTAAGGGCTCAGTAAGTGATAATGGGTTAGCCCAAGTAGACAAACTACATGGCAAAGTATATAGAATTTGGGTATACGGCAACAACGCTAGATTTGCATATCAACCTTGGTATGAACTTGGTAGTCTAAAACATTTGAAAGAGCTTGGTATCAGGCTTAACAATGAATAAAAAAACCTTTATAGCCCACATGGAAGGGGCAAATGATGCATGTATTATACACAAAAGTCCGGTTTCTAACCGTACAAAGTATAATATATGTACTATGAACTTTGACAATGAGTATATATGCTCAAAGACAAATAAACTAACAAAACGAGAAAGTAATATTTTATTATTTTGCTGGGATACTGATTCATATAAGCAGTTAGACCCAACTCGAATTAAGAACGTTATACCATTAAATACAATAATGGGACGTACATGGTAAGAACTCAATGGAAGAAGAAGATTTCTACGAAAAGGTAATTTACGAAGATTCAGATAAGTTTCTACAAGTTCATGTAACTGTTTCACAGTTTCGTGGTGTAGAGTATTTTAGTATGCGTAAATATTATCTTGACTTTGAAGGGGACTGGAAGCCTACTAAGGAAGGGATAACTATTCCTCTAAACTTAGTAAGCACAGGGTTACTTTTCGAAGCCTTAGTAGAAATACTGTCTTTAGCAGAGAGTAAGGAACAAATAAGAAAACACTTTTCAGGAATACTAAAGGATATATACCCAGATGAATGATAAATTACTAGACGAAGCAGCAAAGGCTTACTATGAAGGTAAGCCTTTTTTAACCGATACAGAATTTGATAACCTAGCCGAAACTCAGAAATACGAGAAAGTGGGATATAACCCAGATGCTAGAGTTGAACATATGTTCCCGTTATACTCACTTCAAAAAGTATTTGAGGGTGAGGGTACAGCTCCAGATTTAGGGGGTCAAGTAATTGAAACTACTAAATTGGATGGTGCAGCTATTGCTATTCAGTATAAAGGAGGAAAACTATATAAAGTTATTACTCGTGGGGATGGTAAAGCAGGAGTAGATATTACTGATAAGTTTATGTCTCCAGATAGTATTATACCTTTAAATTTATCTTGCTGGGATGACTTACAAGTGACTGGAGAGATAGTGGCTCCAAAAGAGATTTCTAATGCTAGAAACTATGCAGCTGGAGCACTCAATCTAAAAGACGTGAATGAGTTTTCAAAAAGAGAGCTAACTTTTATAGCATATAATGCTCAACCCGCCTCTACCACTACATATATTAATGATATGTATATACTAGAAGCGGCAGGGTTCAATACAGTAACTAATGGTGATTGGAGTATGTTTCCAGAAGATGGAAAAGTATTTCGAGTTAATTACAACCCTAGATTTGAAGAATTAGGATTTACTTCCCACCACCCTAGAGGAGCTTATGCTCTAAAAACTAGAGAAGAGGGTGTTATTACTACCCTCTTAGATGTAGTTTGGCAAACAGGGAAAAGTGGTAAGGTTACCCCCGTAGCAATCCTAGACCCGATTAATATAGATGATGCTAATATTTCAAGGGCAACTTTGAATAACATGGCATATATTGAAGGTCTAGATTTGGAAATTGGGTGTAGAGTTGAGGTTATAAGAAGTGGAAAGATTATTCCAATGATTGTAAAACGAGTTTAAAGAAATTTTACTCTACCTGACAAAATTTAATTCTTGACATTCAGCTGAATTTAAAGTATAATTACTATTATAAAATGAAAGAATAACTATGAGATGTAAACCAATTAATCCACCAACCTCATGCCCTTCTTGTGGTAGTAGTTTGGAACTGGTGAAAGACCAGTTATTTTGTAGAAACTCATTGTGTGAGGCGCAAAGTTCCAAAAAATTAGAGCATTTTTCAAAGGTGCTAAAGATAAAAGGACTCGGACCGAAGACGATAGAGAAACTAGGCATTTCAACAGTTATTGACCTATACAACTTGTCTATCCAAGAAATGATTAATGTAATAGGAGATAAGCTAGGTACTAAACTAGCGAATCAACTAGAACTATCAAAAGAATCGTCTTTAGATAAGTTACTCAATGCCTTTTCAATAAACCTAATCGGTAGCACGGCAGCAAGAAAAATCACAGATAAAGTACATCATATAGATGACATTACGCATAAGACTTGCACAGATGCTGGGTTAGGGCCTAAGGCATGCGACTCTCTACTATCTTGGATAGACAAAGAGTTCGTTGGAAACTTAGATGTATTACCGTTTACATTTAAGTCCCCAGAGAAAAAAGACACTGTTGTCGAAGTATTAGACTTAACAGCAGTGATAACGGGAAAGTTAGATGATTTTAAAAATAGAAATGAGGCAGGCGAATATCTTAGGAGTCTAGGATTTAAAGTTACTACCTCAATATCTAAGAATACAGATTATTTAGTAGATGAGACAGGAAAGAGTTCTAGTAAGAGAACAAAGGCCGAATCTCTTAACATTCCAATTGTGACAATCAAACAATTGGTTAATTTAATTTAAAATAATAAATAGGAACAAAAAGAATTATGAGTAATAATATCCCAAAATGGACTGAAGACCGTACAAACACATTAGTAGAGTATGTTGGTGATGTAACACCAATTTCACAAGCAACAGTATTAGAAGCAGCAGATACACTAGAAACTACTGCAAGATCTATTAGCTCTAAGCTACGTAAAATGGGTTATGACGTTGAATTAGCATCTTCAGTATCTAAAAAAGCATTTACAGACACAGAAGAAATCGCTTTACGTGATTTTGTTGAAGCTAATGTTGGTGCATACACATACGCACAAATTGCTGAAGCATTTGCAGACGGCAAATACTCTTCAAAGAGTATCCAAGGTAAACTACTTTCTATGGAGTTAACAGCTAATGTTAAGCCAGCTGAGAAAGTTGAAGTAGCACGTACATATACTACTGCAGAAGAAGCAACTTTCTTAGAAATGGTTGGTAACTCTGCCTACGTTGAAGAAATTGCAGACGCATTAGGTAAGTCAATTAACTCTGTTCGTGGTAAAGCATTGTCTTTCCTACGTGCTGGTGAGATTGATTCAATTCCTAAGCAAAAAGAATCTCGTGCTGCAACTAAAATTGATGCATTAGGTGCATTAGGCGATATCTCTGCTATGACTGTAGAGCAAATTGCTGAGTCTATTGAAAAGACTGTTCGTGGTGTTAAAACAATGTTAACACGTCGTGGTGTTACTTGTGCAGACTATGATGGAGCTAAAAAAGCCGCTAAGAACGCAGCTGCCGCAGCTTAATTATTAGTTAATAATTTGGGGGCTTCAATACGACGTTGAATCCCCCATTTTTTCGTTTGGAGATTATTATGAAAGTGGTAATAAAATACGCTGATATAGAAAGTCTAACTTCAGATGAAGTTGTTAGACGTAATCTGCACTTGTATGGTCCAGGTACAGAAGTTAAAGTGTACCCTAGCAGCAATGATCCTTGGGATTTAATTTATTTTGGAATCCAACAACTAATAACCCAGGAACAATTGGAGTTACTGTACGATTCAGGAGCATTATATGATAGCAAGTTAAATGAACTTAGGAAGGAAATGCATAGAAAACTTGGTGAAGAACTATGTCAAGTTATTATGGATAATGAGAAAAAGGTTGAATAATGGATATTGGAGCAGTTGTACTTCACAAACTGGTCAATGAAAAGAGCCTTGATGGTTGGGCGAGAATAAAGTTAGCTTTTTTCGATTCAGCATATAACTCTATATATTCTTCGATTAGGCGATATTATTTAGACTATAATGATATACCAAACTTTGAAGAATTAAACACTAAAGCAAGAAATGAAGTACTAAGACAAGATATCGTTGCATTAGAAGATTTAGAAGATGTACCAGATATAGACTTAGACTTAGCAATTGATGCTTTAATTGACCAATATACTCAAAATACAGCTTTAAATCTTATTGATGATTATGTAGACAAAGTAACCCTAATGGACTCTGAAGATATTAAACACAGTCTGTCTGAAATAGTTATGAAGTTAGACGAACAAACTTCTACAGCAGAAGTTGTCACAACTATGGATAACTTTAGTTTATTCAAAGATATAGAAGCTAAGAAACAAGAACAGATTTATTTAGGAATTAATAACACTTTCGATGGAGAGTGGGGCGGAGCCTTCAGACAAGATTATATTATGATTGGTGGAGAAAGAGGCTCTGGAAAATCTTTAGTAAGTGCAAACATGGTAGCTAACCAATATTTAATGGGGAATACGGCGGTACTATTTACTATTGAGATGACAGCCAATGAAACGATGGAAAGAATTAGTAGTATGCTAACAGGGATACCTTTTTCTGATATTAAAAAGAATACATTGAGTCAAGCACAATATAAGAAATTAGTAAAAATGCGAGCAGATATGTTCGAGGATAGTGACGAGGCGTATACAAAGTATGGGGAACACCAAGACCCAATAAGATTTGAAAAGGAGTTATTATCTGAATGTACCATTAAGCCTGCTAACCAGATAGTAATTATTGATGATAGAGAATTAAGCTTAACATCTATAGATGTACAGTTACAAAAATTAAAAGCACAATTCGGAGATAGTTTAACCCTATGTGTAGTTGACTATGTAAACCAAGTTGATACTGGTATCGGAGATATATACGACTGGAAGAGCCAAATCTTTGCAAGTAAGAAGCTAAAAGAGTATGGTCGTAAGCATGATTTAGTTATGATAAGTCCTTATCAGATTGATAAAAAAGGTGAAGCAAGATTTTCCAAAGGACTATTAGATTCACCTGATATTGCCTTCTTATTAGAGTCACATACTAAAGAAGATGGTGCCATAACTTTAACATCTACTAAAACTAGATCGGGACCTGAAGTTGAGTTTACCTCTCCTATTGATTGGGATTCTTTAAAGATTTCTCCAGTTGATATTCCTAAACCTAGTAAGAAGTCAGATGACGATGATGATGATACGTCTCCTTTTCCAAAAAGAAAAGCAGGTGCTAGAGATAAAGATGACTTACCATGGTAAAAATATATGAATGTAGAAGAATTATTAAATGATAGAAGAATATCCTTTACCCCAAAAGGGCAGGATTATGTAGTTAGATGTCTAAATCCAGAGCATGAAGATAATAACCCTAGTATGCACATCGATAAGTTAACTGGGTCTTACCAGTGCTTTAGTTGTGGCTTTAAGGGAAACGTATTTAAACTATACAATGTATCTAGAGATTGGCAGAATATTAAAGTAAAGAAGCTACAAGATAAAATTAGTAGAATTAGACAATCCTCAATAGGGTTATCTATACCATCTAATTCTGTACCTTTTAATAAAGATTATAGAAATATTAAAGCAGAAACTTACATAAGTGTAGGAGCATTTACTCATAACGACTCTGAACATGTAGGTAGAGTAGTATTCCCATTAAAAGATATTACAGGAAGGATTAAGGCATTTATTGGTAGATATGTAAACAGTAATGCCGACCCTAAATATAATATTAGCCCAGCTAATGTAGAACTGCCATTATTCCCAGCGAAAGTTAAAACTGTGTATGGAAGTATAATTTTAGTTGAAGGAATATTTGATGCTCTAAATTTAATTGATAAAGGAGTCCCAAATGCTGTAGCAGTACTAGGGGTTAAAAATATCAATGTAGAGAATATGAGAGCATTAAAACTTCAAGGTGTATCTAAGATATGGGTTATGTTTGATGGGGATGGAGCTGGACTAGCAGGCGCAATAGAAGCAAAAAGACTTCTTGAAGAAGATTTTATTGTGGATATAGAGAGCATGAGTTTACAGAATGAAGAAGGATTAGACCCTGGTTCGCTTAATCAGACGCAAGTGAATCACATTATTAATATGTTAAAACAAGATTAAGTCTTGACATTTTCCTTAAAAGACGATATAATATCTCTTTGGAAAATAAAAAAAGGAGAAGAAGATAGTGAAAGTTGCAGTAGTAGATAAAAATCCTAACAATGTTAGATACGATAGATTTTTCAATTTTGATTTTGAACAACATCACCTGTCCTCTGTGAAGGTAAAAAAATTACTAAAGAGGGATGTTGACTTAGAGTTTAGTGCCGATGATTACGATTTTGTTGTACTAATCGGTTCTGAAGCTGCTAAATATATTGCAGGTATAAGTTCAGTTACAGAGTTTGCAGGGCATCTAGTAGATGATAAATTTATCCCTATGATTAATCCTGCAATGTTAAGTTTTAAGCCCGAAGCTAAACCTCTTTGGGATAAAACATTGGGTAAACTACACGGATATATAGCAGGCGAGAAGCCGCCAACTGTATCTGGTACTTTTGAGGGCATAACAGATGAAAAAAGGGCAAATGAATATCTTCGATCGGTACTCGAGGATGATGCAGTTAAATTTATTGCATGTGACACGGAAACAACGGCTTTATACCCGAGAGACGGTTACGTACTGGGCATTAGCATTTCACATAAGGGTAAACAAGGTGTTTACATATCTACCGAATGTATTGGAGAGGACACTGAAAGACTTATGCAAGCTTTGTTCTCCAGTAGACTAGTAGTATTTCATAACGCTAAGTTTGACTTAAAGATGCTTGAGTATCATTTTGGATTTGAGTTTCCTAAAGTATCTGATACTATGCTAATGCATTATGTATTGGATGAAACACAGGGTTCTCATGGTCTAAAACAATTGGCTATGAAGTATACAGACTATGGAGATTATGATAAAGCTCTAGATGAATTTAGAGTAAAGTATTGCAGAGACCATAAGATACTGAAAGGAGATTTTACATATGATTTAATTCCTTTCGATATTCTATCTGAGTATGCTGCAATTGATACTGCAGTTACATATGAATTATACAATAAGTTTTCTAATCTAATCGTGAAGTCAGATGCGTTAAAGAAGGTATATAAAACACTTATGGTACCTGGTATGATATTCTTAAAAGATGTAGAACAAAATGGTATTCCTTTCGATATTGGTAGACTAGAAAGAGTTCAGAAACTAATGGAAGGGGAAATTACTAAAGCTAAAGATAAGTTGTATGAATATGCTGAGATACACGCATTTGAAAAGGCTCAAGGTAAGATTTTTAACCCAAATAGTGTAATGCAACTAAGAGTACTACTATTTGATTACTTAGGATTAACTCCTACAGGTAAATTAACTGGTACTGGTGCTCAATCTACTGATGCTGATGTATTAAAACAGTTATCTTCTGAGCATGCTATTCCTGGGGTAATTCTTGATATAAGACAAAAAACTAAAATTAAGAATACATATTTGGATAAGATTATACCTGAGCTTGATGCCGATAATAGAATCAGAACTGGCTTTAATTTAACTTCTACTACTTCAGGAAGATTATCAAGTAGTGGAAAGATTAATATGCAGCAATTACCTAGAGATAATGCTGCTGTTAAAGGGTGTGTAAAAGCATTACCAGGTTATAAAATTGTATCGCAGGATTTAGCAACTGCTGAAGTCTATGTTGCCTCTGTCCTTAGTAATGATATTAAATTACAGAATGTATTTAAAACCGGCGGTGACTTACACTCTACTATTGCTAAAATGGTATTCGGGTTAAGAGATGCTGTTGAAGATGTAAAAAATAATAATCCTACGGCTAGACAAGCTGCTAAAGCTATTACATTCGGAATTATGTATGGTAGTGGCCCAGCTAAAGTATCTCAAACCGTAACAAAGGATAGTGGAAAACCTTTCTCTATACAACAAGCCAAAGATACTATTAATAAATACTTTGAAACATTCCCAACATTAAAGCTATGGCTTGATACTTCTAAAGAAGAAATTAAAGCAAAGGGAAGTATTTACTCATTATTGGGAAGAAAAAGAAGATTACCTAATGTTAAGTCTAGAGACCAAGGAATTGCTTCTCATGAAATAAGATCAGGTATTAATTTCTTAGTTCAATCGGTGGCTAGTGATATCAATCTATTAGCAGCTATTGAAACCCATAATTGGATGAAAGAAGAAGGTATTGATGGGGATATCTTTGCTCTAGTACACGATTCAATTGTAGCACACGTAAGAGAAGATCAAGTAGAGATATTCTGTAAGAAAATGGCAGAGTTTACTCAAAAAGATCGTGGGTTATCTATTGCAGGTAGTCCAATCGGTGTGGATGTAGAAATTGGAGATGATTACTCATTCGGTAAGTTTGAAAAACAGTACAGTGAATTGGTCTAAATTACTATTCCCCGTATACCCTATTAGAACAGCTGAGTATATTCGTAATGAAGGTACTAAGCTAGTTATTAGAGATAAGTATGGGGATAAAATAATAGACGATACTTCATTAGAGGGTAGTACCTTAGGTATTCGTAGAATAAGGATAGACGATGAAGTATTATATAGATTGACCAAAGCTGTCAATAGTGTTAGGGATGTTATACAGTTAAACGGTAAAGCATACAAATGGATAGATAGTAGAGGTACATTATTTGAGTACAATAAGACTCATTATGTACCTCTAATATATAAGCCTATAGAATACGTTAAATATGTGGATGGAGCAGGGTCTGTAGTTAAAGGAGAGGGGTTACCTCCCTTTAAGTTAGACTTCCCTCTTGACCCAGAGTTAAAGTATATAGGAGTTTTAAAAGAATCTGGAGGTTATTTATTATGGGACTTATGCAAAGAACCAAAGAAAAATTCAACAAGATTGATTTAGAAAAAGTATTCTCAGAGTCAAGTGCTATAGTTTTACTTTTCCTATTAGCAGTTGGAGTAGTAATGCTAGGTATAGTATCTATTCCTATATTTTTAGTATTATTACTAATAGAACTATACAGTGATTAATCCACTAGAGAGGTATAGGGTATGTATACAATGTCCTTATAGAATAAAGACTGAGTTACCAAAGGTATTTATATGTTTTAGATCAATGGCTTACTTAAACTTAGTTATAAATAAAGAATCATATAAATGTCCAGATAATAGATGGTCAGAGGAGTATATAAATGTTTAAATCTTTTTTTAAAGGGGCTGATAAAGTCTACGCATGGGCGACACTTTCTTTCCTCGCCTTTCTAGTGGGCTTTCAAGCCTATTTAACAAGACAGTTTAATGATTGGTATAAGGTTTTTTATGACTCTCTTGAGAATAAGAATCAAGAAGCTTTCTTAGAGAGCTTCATAAACAGAGGTGATCTGTTAGCTTATGATGTGACCACGTGGGGGTTCGTTCCATTAGCCCTACTAGCAATCTTCTTATTCGCATATACGCAATTTATTGGGAATAGATTTAGTTTCAGATGGCGTGAAGCTATGACTAAGCTATACATTCCTAAATGGAAAGCAATGGATAGTCATACAGAAGGTGCTAGTCAACGTATACAAGAAGATACAAGAAAATTTGCATGGTTCGTGTGGGTACTTGGAGAAGGGTTCATTAAAGCCATTATGATTCTAGTATTCTTCCTTCCTGTCTTATGGACTCTAAGTGAAGGATTTGGTATTCCTGGCTATTTGATTTGGATAGCATTAGGTATTAGTATCGGAGGACTAGCAGTTTCAGCAATAGTAGGTCGTAAGTTACCTAGACTTGAATATGCTAATCAAGTAGTAGAAGCACACTTCAGAAAGGCATTAGTACATTGTGAGGATGAGAAAGATGTTTATACTAATAAATCATTATTCACTATGTTTGATACATTAAAGATAAACTACTATAAGCTATACGATAATTATAAGTATTATTCATTATGGGAGAACTTATACTTTCAATCAGGAGTGGTAATTCCATACTTAATAGCAAGTCCTCAATTCTTTGCAGGTGCAATTACACTAGGAACACTTATTCAAATTGGTAATGCATTTGATAAGATACATGAAAGTATGAGCTTCTTTACTGAAAATTGGATGACAGTAACTGAACTTAAATCAGTTGTTATACGTTTAAAAGAATTTGAACAAGACATTAATATGAATTAATTAGAGGATAAAAATCTATGAAAAAAGCTATACTAACAAATAGAATTTACCTTACAGCCGACACGGAGTTTCAAGCAGAGTTAGATCAGAAATTAACCTATACTATACCAGCTTATAGATTTGATATTCCACCAGAAGTAATAAAGACAATGGCTAGAGTTAACTCAAGTTTAGCAAGTATCCCAATTGGTAGATTAGACTTAATACCCGAGGACTATGAAATAATTGACAAGAGATTAAAAAATGCTGTAAAATTTCCAGAGTTTAGATTAGAACTCAGAGAGTCGCAGAAAGAGATATTTAGACAAGTAGATGATAATTGTATGATAAACGCATTTACTAGTTGGGGTAAAACTTTTACAGCAATAGCAATCGCAGCCAACCTTAAACAAAAGACTTTAGTAGTTACTCATACTGTGGCACTAAGAAATCAATGGGCTAAAGAAATTAAGAAAACTTTAGGGTTTGAACCTGATATTATAGGAAGTGGCAAGTTTGGTACTAGTACTCCTATAGTAGTTGGTAATGTTCAAACCTTAAACAAGAAAGTATCAGAAATTGAAGAAATTTTTGGTACTATAATGATTGATGAGTGTCATCACATCAGTTCCCCTACATTTAGTAAAATTATCGATAAGATGAAAGCTAGATATAAAATAGGGTTATCAGGCACATTAAAACGTAAAGATGGAAAGCATATTATTTTTAAAGATTATTTTGGAAATATAGTTTTTCAGCCGAAGAAAGAAAACTTTATGGTACCAAGTATTGTTAGGGTACATAGTGATGTTAGATTTCCAGATTCGGCTTCTATACCTTGGGCACTTAGAGTTAATCAAATTGCCTTTGATACTGAGTATCAGCATATGGTATCGCAACTTGCTTCCGTATACGCAGCCAAAGGACATAGGGTTTTAGTAGTTAGTGATAGAGTATCGTTTCTTAAATCCTGCAGTGAGTTATGCGGTGATAACGCTACTAGTATTACTGGAGACCTAGGTCAAGAAGAAAGAGAAGAAGAAATGAGCAAAATAAAAAGTGGAGAGAAAGAGATACTGTTTGGTACTCAGAGTATATTTAGTGAAGGAATTTCTCTTAATGAGTTATCCTGCCTTATACTAGGAACGCCAATTAATAACGAACCCTTATTAATACAGTTAATGGGGCGAGTGATTAGAGTATGTGATAATAAACTGGACCCAATAATAGTAGACATACAGCTAAAAGGTAAAACTGCCGCTAGGCAAGCTGAATCTAGGTTAGGGACTTACATAAGTCAGGGATACCGACTGAAAAATATTTCTTGACAAATTGCTTAAAAATTGGTATAATATATCTTGAAAAATGGAAATTTAAATGATTAGATTCAGCTGGGAGAGTATGGTTACCTTAAGTAATGGTTCTAAAAAGACTATGCTTAAAATGTTGGACATACTTACAAACCGGCATCTGTATAAGATCTCACCGTTATACTACGAACTATCTGGGGATAGTTTTTTAATTAACCCAGAACCTTTAATACTAAATAGACGGAGAGTACCCCTAGATCAGATTGTTCAATACTTAGAGTTAGCCAGTCTTAGGAATTACTTAGACTTTTCATTTTTCACTACTATAACGTTACCGCTAGAGTTTGCTCCATATTCTAAAGAAGAATTAAAGAGTAATCGCTTAATAACAATAAATAACAACTTAATAACATTCACATACGAGGAAATAACATGGCATTAAATTTTGGAGAAACACAAGGCGCAGCTAAGAAGAATTCATTTACAACTTACGCATACAATGAGGGAGAAAACGAAGTAAGATTATTCGGTGGAATCTTAGCTCGTTATGTATACTGGGTTAGTAATCCTTCCGATGGTAAGCGCATTCCAATGGAGTGTCTCGCATATAATAGAGATACAGAGACATTCGACAACAAAGAGGTAGACTGGGTAGAGAAGCTACTTAAAGACGACAAAGGCGAACGTATGAAGCCATCATGGGCATACGTAATGTGGGGCATTGATTTAAAAGATGGCCAAGCTAAAGTAGTTAATCTTAAACGTAAACTATTTGATTCAATTAAATTCGAAGCAAAAGAAGGATTAGGTGATCCTACTGACAGCGAAGGTGGTTGGGATATCAAGTTTACTAAAGAAAAGACTGGCCCTTTACCATATAATGTAGAGTACAAACTAAGAGTACGCGCATTAGAAAATAGAGCGTTAACAGACGACGAAAAGCAGACTGTTGAGGATGCTGATTCAATTGATAATATTCTGAAACGTCCATCATCGGATGACCAGAGATCTTTTATTGAAACTAGAATCTTAGGTATGGCAGCCACAGAAAAGGCTCCAGCCGAAGTAGAAGCAGAGTTAATCTAGTCTAGGATAACCTACTAAGGCCTATTGAGCAGTCAGTTCAATGGGCCTTTTTTATCAGGAGAAAGAATCTTGAAGATAATGTTTACAGCAGACTGGCACTTAAAGCTAGGACAGAAAAACGTACCTAAAGATTGGGCTTTAAATAGATATAATATATTATTTAAAGAACTATATAAGTTAGAAAAACAAGTAGATATTCATGTTATCGGAGGAGACTTATTCGATAGAGTACCTAATTTAGAAGAGTTAGAGTTATATTTTGATTTTGTAAAAGGTGTAAATATAAGAACACTTATATACCCTGGAAATCATGAAGCATTAAAGAAAACTACTACCTTCTTAACAAATTTAAAAGAGGTAACTTCACACCTTAACCCTTTAGTAGAGATTATTGATGACTACTATAAGTTAGAGAATATAGATATTATTCCTTACAATAAGCTAAAGACGTTTAAACCTGAAGATTTTACGGGCAATGTACTAATGACCCATGTAAGAGGACAAATACCGCCACACGTTCATCCCGAGATCGACTTGAGTAAGTTTGACAGATGGAAAATCGTTTTAGCAGGTGATTTACACTCCCATGAAAATTCTCAACTAAACATTGTATATCCAGGTAGCCCAGTTACTACTTCTTTTCATAGAAACCCAGTTGATACTGGGATAATATTATTTGATAATAAAACACTAGAATGGAGTTGGCTATCTATTAGGATGCCTCAATTACTTAGACAAACAGTATCACACCCAGACCAAATGATTAAAACTGGGTTTCATCATACAATATATGAATTAGAAGGTGATGTAACTGAACTATCTAAAGTTGATGGTGATTCAGAGCTATTAGATAAAAAAGTAGTTAAAAGAAATACAGAATCAGCATTAGACTTAATGCATTGTGTATCGGTTGAAGAAGAATTATCAGAGTATCTAACTAAGGTGTTAGAGTTAAATAACAAGAAAGTAAAGAATATTTTAGGAGTGTTTCATGATTATATTGCAGCAACTGAAATGGAATAACTGCTTTAGCTACGGAGAAGGTAACAGTATTGATTTAAGTGAAACTAATTTGACACAATTAGTTGGAACAAATGGAACTGGTAAAAGCAGTATTCCAATTATACTTGAAGAAGTTTTATTCAATAAAAATTCAAAAGGCATTAAAAAAGCTGACATTGTTAATAGAAACTTAGATACAGATACATATTCTATTTCTTTAAACTTCGAAGTAAATGGAGAAGAATATCGTATTGAATCTTCAAGAGCAAAAGGGTTAAAAGTAAAGTTAACTCATGGAGAGGAAGATATATCTTCTCACACAGCAACTAATACATATAAGCAGATTGAGTCTATATTAGGATTAGATTTTAAAACGTTTAGTCAGTTAATCTATCAAAGTACCACATCAAGCCTTCAATTCTTGACGGCTACCGATACTACTAGAAAGAAGTTCTTAATTGAACTACTTAATCTAGAAAAGTATATAGAAATGTTTAATATATTTAAAGATGCTCACAAAGCAGTAGCAGAAGAAGTTAGTGACTTAAAAGGTAGTATATCTACTATATCTTCTTGGACAGATAAGCACAGAGAGTTTGATACTACTAAAATAGATTTGAAAGAACTTATTTTAGTAGACCAAGATATACAAGAGTCTCTAGCAGTCAATAAAAATACTTTAAAAGACATAGACTCTTTAAATAGAAAAGTAGTACAAAATAACCAATATAAAGCAATAAGAGATAATATTGATTTTAATGAATTAACTAAAAGTCCAGATGAGCCAAGTAACTATGATGAGAAAGTTTCTGAAGTTGGTTCATTAACAGGTAGAATTCAAGCAGCAAAAGCAGTTGAAGCCAAGTTGCAGAAATTAGGACATTCTTGTCCTACTTGTCTGCAAAACATTAATGAAGAAGTTAAAACTTCAATAATTGATGAAAAATTGGGGGTAATTAAAAAAGCAGAGCAAAGTATTTCTTTATTGGAGCAAGACATAGCAGTACAGAAACACGTTAATACTATATACCAAGAACATAAAACTGTTATTACAAAATTTGAGAAATATAATAATCTAATAGATATTTCTATACCCGAAGAAGTTAATGACAAGGGAGAGCTAAAAGATGAAATAAAACACTTAGAAGAAGCTATACGAGGTCAATTAAAGTCAGCAAAGGCTATTGAAGCTTATAATATTAAAGCAACAAAGCATAATACAGAAGTAGACTACGTAGCCTCTCAACTTAGTGAGTTTATAGAAGATTTAGAGAAAAAACAAAGAAAGTTGAAAAATATACAAGACGATTATGCTATTCTTGAGGTATTAAAGAAAGCATTTAGTACAAATGGTCTTGTTGCTTATAAGATTGAGAACTTAGTCAAGGATTTAGAGTCTTTAACTAATACTTATCTTGGAGAGTTATCAGACGGTAGATTTGAATTATCTTTCGATATTGCTAATGATAAATTAAATGTGATTATTATTGATGATGGCGTACCAATCAATATATTAGCGTTATCTTCTGGGGAATTCGCAAGAGTAAATACTGCTATGTTATTAGCAATTAGGTCTCTTATGGCAACACTATCAAAAACTAGAATAAACGTATTGTTCTTGGATGAAGTTATCAATGTACTAGATGACTTTGGAAAAGAGAAGTTAGTAGAAATACTATTAGAAGAAATGGATCTTAATACATTTTTGGTGTCTCATCAATGGAGTCACCCATTATTAAATAAGGTATTAGTTATTAAAGAAAAGAAAATTTCAAGATTAGAGGAAGGATAATGAAAATATTAGAAACGGTAGAAGAAGTAAAAAATTGGGTAGAAAGTAATAAATTCGCAGTAGTAGTTGTGCATTCAAAGACATGTGCAGTATGTGAACACTTTGTACCAGAATTAGAAACAATAGTAGAGAGTACTCCAAGTATGAGTTGGGCGTCTTTTGACACAAAGAACATTGAAAAACCCTTTTTAGAAACCAATGCTTACCCAAGTGTTATGGTATTCAAAGATACAGAGCGTGTGTTCGTTGGTGTGGGAGCAGCTCCTTTAGAAGAAGTGAAGAAAGTAATGGGAGCAATTCTTGATGGAACTTTTAAAAGTCACGAAGAAATAGAAGCTGAACAGCTGGCTATACTTGAAGATGCTGAGGTAGATTGTTCTGAGTGTAGCTGGTCAGGTGAAATGCCAGATGACGGAGTATGCCCCGAATGTGGTCATAATATGAAAGAGTAATATGATTGATAGTAGGGCCAAAGGGCGTACCGCGGAGTATAAAGTCCGCGATAGACTACGAAAACATACTGGTTTAGATAATTGGGAGCGAGTTCCATTATCTGGAGCAGGACATATTAAAGGGGACGTATACCTCTCCAACGAACGCAACAGGTATTGTATTGAGGTAAAATCATATGCCGAAGATCAAATTCATTCGAATTTATTAAATGATTCAACCTCACAATTCGAAAAGTTTTGGGCACAAGCAACGCGCGAGGCAGAAGAGATGAAAGCCGAACCTATTCTTGTATTCAAGAAGAACAGAGGAAAATGGCTGATTGCGACAGAAAACGGAGAGATGATAACCCCAGAGTTAATTTTTCAACCGACAGAAGAAATATGTTTGTTTATATATTTATTCGATAATTGGTTAAAAACAAAGAAAACGGAGGATTTTAGGTGAAATCATTTTCAGAAGAGATAGAAAGTACAGACAACATAATGATTGTCGATGCTTTAAACTTAGCTTTTAGATATAAACATGCTAAGACGAGACATTTTAAGGACTCATACTTAGGTACAGTCCAATCTTTAGCAGCATCTTATAATGCTGATAAAGTTATAATTACAGCTGATGGAAGAGGAGGCTCTAGATATAGACTAGGAATTCTTCCCGAGTATAAAGGTAATAGAAAGGCGAAATATGCTAAACAGACAGAAAAGGAAGCAGCAGAGTTTGCTAACTTTATGGAAGATTACAATGATACCTTAGAATTACTAAAAGAGCACTTTATAGTATTACAGTACGAAGGAGTAGAGGCCGATGACTTGGCTGCATACTTAGTTGAGATACTGGATAAAAATATTTGGCTAATATCTACTGATAGGGATTGGGATTTATTAATTGATGACAAAACAAGTAGATTTAGCTATATTACTAGAAAAGAGGTAACAAAAGATAATTGGAGTGAACATTATGAAGTTGATAGGGGAGAGTATATTAGTTTCAAGTGCCTTTGTGGTGACTCTGGTGATAATGTACCTGGAGTCCCTGGTATAGGGCCAAAAAGAGCAGTAGGACTGATTGAACAGTATGGTTCTGCTTTTGATATAGCAGCAAGCTTACCTATTAGTGGTAAGTATAAATATATTCAAGCATTGAATGAATTTGGTGCGGCTAATATTTATAAGAACTATGAACTTATGGATTTAGAGACTTATTCTTCTGATGCTATTGGTGTAGACAACTGCACAGAGATTAGAGAGCAAGTATATTCGGTATGCGCCGATTGACCAAGAAGTTTATACAATAAATATTACATATAAGGATACATATGGAAGTAACTAAGAGAAACGGGGATAAGAATCCATTAAATATCGATAATATTCACGCAATGCTAGAGAACTGTAAGAAAGAGGACTTAGGTAGAGAGTTAGATGTTTCAGTAAGTGATACAGCTATTAGCGCTCACATTAAATTTGCGGATGGTATGAGTACCTCTGACATCCAGCAAACTTTAATTAAATCTGCAGCTGAAAAAATTAGTCCACAAACTCCTGATTATTCTATCTTTGCAGGTAGACTATTAGTGACGGAGATGAGAAAAGAAGTGTACGGTAGTTTTCAACCTATAGGCTTTTTAGAATATATTAAATTAAATATCACTAGTGGTCTATATGACCCAACTATTTTAGAACTATATTCAGAGGAAGAAATTGATATGTTAGAATCTGTTATGGATTATAATAATGATTTCTCCAGACCCTATTCTTCTATCGTTCAGTTAGATAGTAAGTATCTAATCAAAGATACTAAAACTGATAGAAGATTAGAAATGATTCAAGAAACATTTATGCTTATTGCAATGACTATTTTTGCTTTAGAAGATAATTGTATTGAATTAGTCATAAGAATGTATACTGCTCTTAAAGACGACAAGATATCTTTACCTACTCCTATTATTAGTGGAGTTCGTACACGATTAAAAATGTTCAGTTCTTGCTGTTTATTAAAGATGGGGGATACTTCAGAGTCTATTTTAGCATCTGAATACGCCCTATCATTAATGACTGCTAATAGAGCAGGTATTGGCGTAGATATGGGGCCTATACGTGGTATTATGGCTCCTGTAAAAAATAACACTGTAAAACATACTGGTGCCCTACCCTTATTAAAGGCCATAGAATCTGCTAGTAAACAATTTACGCAGAATAGTTTAAGAACTGGAGCCACAGTAGTAAACTATCCTATATTTAACTGGGAGATAATGGATGTACTTGAGTACAAAAATAATCAAGGTAGTAACACTAATCGCGCTAGGTTTATCGATTATTCAATTGGTTTACCAAATCTTTTCATAGAACGAGTTCTTAGTAAGGGGAATTGGACTTTATTCAGTTCTGAGGAAGTTCCTGACTTATTTGAACACTATGGAGATCCTGTAGCATTTAAGAAAGCTTACGAAAACTATGAAGAACAAACTTGTCTACGTAAGAAGTCTATGACAGCAGTTGAAATCTTTAATAAGTTAGTGAAAGAAAGGGTAGGTACTGGTCGTATCTATATACACTTTATTGACAATGTTAACCAACAAGGAATGTTCAAAGAACAAATTACTCAAACTAATTTATGTAGTGAGATATTCTTACCTACTAAAGATGTAAAGTTTGACGGACTAAAGAAAACTCCGGGTAAAGCAATCAAAGACTATAATTTAGATGATGGTATGATTTCATTGTGTATATTAGGGTGTATAAACTTTGGTAAGTTAGATTCAATTGATGAGTTAGATATACTTACTGATACTATGGTAAGATTCTTAGATAACTTAATTGATGTACAAGACTACCCTATGGATGCAACTGAATACCCTACAAAAGGATATAGATTCTTAGGTATTGGTATTAGTGACTTTGCTCACTTCTTGGCTAAGAATGAAGCAGTTTTAGGGACTAATAAAGCTAAAAGATTAACACATGAGTGGGCGGAACGTTTCCAGTATGGGTTAATTAAATCAAGTGTAGATTTGGCAGAGGAAAAGGGTGCTTGTGAATACTCTGATAATAGTGGCTATTCTAAAGGAATAATGCCAATTCATACATATAATACTAATGTAGACTTAATTACACCAAATGATTTATTGTGTGACTGGGGTACTTTGAGTGATAGAGCAGCAAAATTTGGTATTCGTAATACTACTTTGAGCGCTATTCCTCCAACTGCCAGCAGTTCATTAGTATCCAATAGTACCCAAGGTATTGACCCGATTCAAAGTACAACAGATACATTTGAGGCGTCTAACTTTACAGTTAAAAGTCTTGTACCAGATTTTGAGAAAGAGCCCTACTATATGAAAGCCTGGGACTTACCGGGTAATAACTCAGCAGAGTATATAAAATTAGTGGCTATTTTACAGAAGTTTATTGACCAAGGTATGAGTACAAACCAATGGTATGATTTAACTAAATTACCCAATAAAGTTTTAGATAGTAATAGAGTAAAAAGAGATATTATTACAGCTTATAAGTATGGGTTAAAAAGTCTATACTATATAAGAACAAAAGATAAAGAGAATATTAGTGAAACACTTATTAACGGATGCGAATCAGGAGCATGTAGCATATAACAAAGGAGAGTAGAATGTATAATATGCAAGCACTGTGGCCAACTATTGTATTACTAGATAATATACAGAATATACAGAATAAAGATTTATTAGAGTATATTATGAAACTAGAGTATTTTGAGCCACCAGGATGGGACTCAAACATGGAAACTAGTATTGGCAATAATTCAGAGTTACTATCTGATACTATATTTGAAAAGTTAGCTAAAGAAATACAAAGTAGAGTAGAATCTTATGTTACAGAGATAGGAGTATCTTTAGAACATAATAAAGTAGAATTAGTACAGTCATTTTTTAATGTAGGAAAACCTGGATCTTTTCAAGAATTTCATATTCATGCAACACATGATATATCGTGTGTATACTATGTGGATGCACACGAAAAGCAAGGAGATTTAGTACTAGATAGATTTAGAGGACCACAGTTATTACGCACTAATACTCCTGCGATAGACTATAGGTATTACTTACCCCCTTCTACTGGAGCATTACGAGTATTTCCAGGTAATTTACCGCACCAAGTAAATATAAATAGAAGCAATTCTAATAGAGTATCAATTAGCTGTAATTTTAACGTAATAGGAAAGAAAATATGAAAAAGCTTAGAGAAAAGATAGAGAAATATTTACGCAAGTATGAGAAGTCAAAAAACATAAATGACTTAGACAACGCGAAGTATCAAATGGGAATACTGTTTGGTAAAGCTGTATTAGAGGATAAAAAGAAAAATGAAGATACAGAAAAATAAAGCTATATCAAAATGGTCAATGTACTTAAAAGGAGCAGACGAAATGAAGATACCTAAAGATAATCAGAATATTAATACTCAATCAGCTTCAATGCCGACTAGACTTATAAATACGGGGGATAGCGTTACTAAAGCTACTCTTATATCATATTCTCAACCCAGTGAGTATATGCTTGATAATGATGTAAAGGATATACAAGAACTTATAGCTTTTTGTGCTAGAGTATCTAATCCCGAAAATCAATTCAATAAAGATACATCAGAAAAACTAATTAAATATCTAATTAAGCACAAGCATTGGAGCCCACTAGAAATGGTTAGTGCTACTATTGAAATTGAAACAACGAGAGACATAGGTAGACAAATACTAAGACATAGAAGTTTTAGTTTCCAAGAGTTTAGTCAAAGATATGCTGACCCTACAAAAGAATTACAGTTTATGCAAAGGGAGCTAAGAATACAGGATCCCAAAAATAGACAGAACTCCATAAAAGTAGATGATACACGTCTAGCTGCTATGTGGCGTATACAACAAGATATGGTTATAAAAGCAGCAGCACAAGCATATCAGTTTGCTATTGATAATAATATAGCGAAGGAGCAGGCAAGAGTAGTATTACCCGAGGGGAATACAATGTCTAGAATGTATATGAATGGAACACTTAGAAGTTGGGTACATTATATAGAACTTAGAAGTTCTAATGGTACACAATTAGAGCATATTGAAGTAGCAAAAAAGTGTGCTAAAGAGATTGCTAAAATATTCCCACTAATGAAGGAATTCTGATGAAGATATTTAATTTAGGAACAACCGTAAAAAGCAAAGAAACACGATTATTCTTAGGGGATAATGTAAGTAATAGAAATATACAAACTTTTCACGACCCTAAGTATCCTTGGATTCTAGAGTTTGCAGAAGAGATGCGTGCAATTGGTAACTGGTCTAAGAATGAAATTGATTTAAGTAAAGAGAAGGCAGACTTTGATTCACTTGATAAGGCCGGTAGACACATCTTTGAAAATGGTTTGAAATTTGCTATTGCACTAGATAGTTGTGCAGGTAGAGGACCGTTACAACTATTCAATGATAGTGGTATTAGTAATAACCCTGAGTGGGAGTTGTACCTAACTAATCATCAGAATAACGAGTTATTACACTCAGAATCTTATACTGAAATGGTTAGGGCTATATTTAATGATGTAGATACTTTTATTGAGTCTATTATACAAGACGAATTTGTACAGAAAAGAGCTGAATCTATATTAGGGACTTTTGATAGCGCTACAGATACGCTAGACAAGTATCAAGCTAATATAGCTTGTGCCGAGCATGATGCTACTATACCCTTTCTGCTTTCTGGTAACGACCTAAAGAAGGCTATCTATAAGAGTGCTATGGTACTCAATATGTTTGAGGGTATCCGATTTTTTGCTACGTTCGTCACAGCTTGGTCTTTTTCCGAGCAACCTGTTAAACTCTTCTCTGGTTCTAGTAATATATTTAAACTTATTGCTAGGGATGAGATGATTCACTTGGACGTATTCCAAAAAGTAATTAAACTCCTAAGGACTGATAGAGAAGAAGGATTTGTAGAAGTAGCAGAAGAGATGGAAGATGAAATGTACGAGTTATTTAGTACTGCTTATTCAGAAGAGAATGAATGGATAGACCACTTATTTAGCATGGGATCTCCTTTAATTGGTATGAATGCAGCAATTTTAAAAGAGTACATGGACTACATCTTTGCTATTAGAATGACTAATATTGGTATGGATCCTAGTAAATTAGGATTGAAAATTAAGAATAACCCTTTACCTTGGGTAGATAACTTTAAGAGTGCGCCTCAAGAGATTGAGTCGGTAAACTATGTGGCAGCTATAGACAGTTCTCAGGATGAGGACTTCTCTTTAGATGACTTATAAATAAATCTATCTAAATACTCTTTTTGGCTGATTAGTACACTAGTATCAAAGTTGCGAATCTCATTCATCTGCTGTTGAGCGTTCAACTCATCAACATATTTGTACTTGTGTTTATTGCGTGGCTCAAAATTAGTGCCACTAAATGTCGGTAGTGATTGTGGCTCTTGTGCTTCAAAACCATCACCAGAAGGAAAGTAACCGTAACCAATTAACTTAGCTATCCAACAATTAGGAATAAATAACACATCTTTGACAGGCGGTAATAATGCCTTTTTACAAGTCTCCAGCCAAGACTTCATACGTGTAGTGATATGCGTAGCTTTTCCTCTTGACTTCCAAAACTTTGAATCCTCTCTGTGAGATAGATAATATTGAGTTGATAGAAAGTCTAGTGTGTCGGCTAGTGACTCTCGTGTAATATCGTTATAAACATCCTTACTCATTTTCTCATTCAATACCTGATGAATATTATAAGCTGAGTGTTGGATATTCATTATTAGTGTGGCTTCCATCGGTTCGATAAATCCTGCTGATAAGCCAACAGCCACTACATTCTTTGAATACGGTTCTGAGTAATGACCGGTATTCATAGGAATAACAAAAGGCTTAATATCCTTAACTCTATCACCAATTACTTCTCGCATTTCAGCTTCAACCTCTTCATCAGTTATGAAGTTTGAGTCATATACATAGCCATTCACCATCGTACTATATAGAGGTATATTCCACATCCAGCCAGCACTCATTGCTTTTGCACCAGTACGTGGGTTCATTTCTTTATGAGCATCAATATAAGCTACTGGCATTACCATAGCTTTATCGTGTGTTAAATATGGTTCTAGCGATTTTCTTGGTGTATCGCATACTTTGTCAATCAATAGGCGTTTAAAGCCCGTACAATCGATAAACAAGTCTGCTGTATGCTTTCCACCATTAGCATCAATTAGCTCACTGACACCCACGTCATTATGAATAACCTTATCAATGTGTGCTTCAATATGTGTTACCTTATCTGAGAAATGTGCTTGTAAAAAGTCACCAAGCTTTCCAGCATCTAAATTATAAGCGTGTGTCTGAACGTAACCACCATAAGATTTAGTAGCACGGTATACATAAGCAGCTTTACCATCTTTAGTTTTATTAATCTTGCCTTCATCATTCATACCAACGTGTGCTGAGAATATACAAGACTTATAGAAATCTTCTCGGGGTAAATCTTGTTCAGCTCTCTGTTTGTTCCAGTAGGGGAATTTGTTTTCATCTACTTCAAAACTATTCCACCAACGTGAGCCTTTATAATCCCAGTCATCATATAATACGCCAAGCTTGTAAGTGCCGTCACACTTAGGCATCCAGTAGGATTCATCGGGGTAACCAATATCATCAAAGAAGCGTTTTAAGTAAGGAGTAGTAGAACCGCCAATCGTTATTTTTCCCACCTGCGGAGATTCAATAATAGTAATATTATATTGCTTACGAGATGCTAAGTAAGATGCACACATCCATCCTGCTGCACCACCACCTACAATCACGATATTCTTCATGCTATATTCCTCGTTATAACAATCAAAGACAACAAAATCCACATTGTATTAAAGGCTAACAGAGTAGGCAATCCCTTCCTCATGGATGCCCAAATGAGTAATGATGACGTGACTAATGTTGCAAAATGTAATTGCCATATCTCTTGATGAAATATCAATGCAGGTATTATTATTAACGCTTTAGCAAACCATGCTAGAAACTCAATAATATTATAGTCAGTCCAATACTCTTTATCGAACCATTTCCTCATACAATCGCCTACTCTATCCCATCCAATCAAAGTATATAGGGTAGAAACGATTACAATAAAAGTGAGTGCTACTATCATTCTTCTCTAGCTACACAACGACTTCCTTTACTTGCCACGTCTTTCATAAATTTTGAATACTTGTTTTGAATAACTTGATATGTATCTTCTTTAAATGAGGCAATAGGCATATCAATAGCAGTACAGAATCTCAACTCAGAATCAGAATTAATATACATAAGCATTTCGCTCATAGCAGGGCAAGATACAAAACTGTCTGCTTTAAACTCAGGATCATAGGATTGTGTGTGTAAGTAACCTAACTTAAATGCTGACTCTTGACATAATTCAAATATCTCTTTTGCTTCTTTACCCTTACGCCACTTGTTACCCTTGCCAACTGTTTCCCATACCCTTAACCGAGTAATGCCAAAATCTGACAGTTCTTTAAATATAACATCTACATCTTTTAAGTTGTAGGCACCCACAGTCACCGTACCGACTGTTTCTAGTCCTGCCTCGATAGATTGCTTGATTGCTCTTACTTGCTTCATGTAAGATCCTAATACTTTATGGACACCATCATGTCGTTTAGAGCCTTGATAGTTAAACTGAATCTGACTCACACCTAATACTGCTAAGTCTTTCGCCCAATCTTTGGTCCAATCGCCATGCGAACAAATATGCACCATGAAGTCTTTAGTTGCCTCTGCTACCATCTCTAAGAAGTGTGGGTGTTCAGTGGGTTCACCGCCACTAATAGTAATCTGATGTAACCCCATCACCTTTAACTTGGCAAGTACATTCTTAAAGTCATTGATACTCATCTCTGAATTTAAGTCTTCATTAAAACCCCCATAACACCAGGAACATCCATGAGAACATTTAGATGTTATGTCTATATACCCCCACTTAGGTGAGCCATCAAACTTGTCAATCTTTTGTGTTGAAGTGTAAGTCTTGTTTTTTGAGAAACTAACTAAACACATCTTCACCATCCTTGAAGAAGGGGGCTGCTATCTGTTTTATTAAATCTAGTTCTTCTTGCGTTGGCGGTGTATCTTCGAAAATGTCAACTAATAATACAGTTCTGTCTTCTAGTGCATCGCCCTGGCTAATAAAGTGAGTATTCTGAGGGTTTTCAAATTCATACACAGACCCTTCTTCCCACGTATATCGCTCCCACCTATCTGCGTATTCTTCGATATTCAGTGCAACACCTTCGCAAAGTTTTAGAGGTATGTGGTATCTGTGCATTCCTGTTGGGTATCCCTCACTGTGTGCATTATCTTCAGATAATTCACCACCACGTATAGTAGATATTAATATCATTACAGGGTGTATGTTTGGTGGAAAAGATTCTATCTCTGTCTTAAGTGTTGGCATTAGGTTAAGGTTTGCTAAAGGCAAACCCCCTATGACCACTTGTGTAAAGTCCCACCCTTGAATCCCACCATTTAAACTGGTACTATTAGAGGTGCTTTCAGCAGCTAAGTATTCGCTGTATATCTGAGGTACTAGAGAAACTAGTTGATTCAGGTAATCTTTATTTGTTATTTTAGTTAATGGCATCTGTGTCACTCCCTTTAGTTGTATTAGTATATATGCTCTCATCACTAGTTGTGCCGTCACTATAAAAAGTGGTTGCTGAGAAGCCCTGACGGGTCATTAAATCGTAGTAGTTAGTGGTAGGTACTTCATAGTCTGTTGGGTAATACACAGTAAAAGTGTCCTCACCTACGTACACACCAGTTCCCGCAATTGGTTTATCAAATGGAATCTTAAATATATTGCCAATATGGTATATCTTTGTCCTAATAGAATTATCTTCTAAATCTATCTTAAACGCTATTAAATCCTTCGCTAAAGGGTCTGTGATAATGTGACTTAAATCTACTGGAGACACAGTAGGTTTACCTAGACAATACACATCATATTTAGTGCTCCCATTGTGGGATACCCCACAAATGTCCCCTTGAATGTCAAAATGTTTCAACACAGTATCAAGACCTACTTGGTATTGTAAATCTTTATTACCATATTCATGCTTACGGCATATATTATTTACCTGTACTTGAATCAATCGACTGAACACCATGAATCAGCGTTCTTGTAATACATCCGACCAGTTGTAGGGTCTAATCTCCAAAAAGGTAGTCCATCAATACTTAGCAAAGTTGGGGTTATACTAAAAGATCCGTAACAAGTCGTGTCCGCATATTGGTCGCACACACCATACGCACCAACCACAACACATACTGTACAGGGCCATGAAACTGACCCACTTGTAACACCCCCATCAATAGGCTGAATACCATCAGCAAGACTCACTGTGGCAAAAGGAGTAATCTCAGGATGGTGGTAAGTTGTAGGGGCAATCTGATATACGCCGTAATGATAAAAGTGATTAGCGTTCGGGGCTACATAAAAAGGAACAGTTGTTGAGACAAACTGAGCGTGTATCAACTCATTTCCCTCACCAATACTTCCAGTACCTTGATCCATCTCTCTAGCCGGACCTATATAGACAACTCCATCACGGTCAGCAATTGCCCCGTTACTATCTGGCGAATAGAAACGATTTGACATTGGATGTGGTGTATCAGCTACAGAGCGTGAAAGGTTATACAAACCTACACCATCAGGTCCACCAACTTCGGGATTTCCTCGTGATTCATCCCAATACATGTTCCATAACGAAACTACTGGCTTCGTCCAAATGCCGCTACCGTTCAAGTTAATCTGCTCAACAGTTGAGCCATTAAAAGTAGCGTCTGCTACGTTAGTTAAATCTATACTCTGTGTTGGCATGTTGTTTCCTTACGTAGTAATATTAAGTGTAGTGCCATCCATAACAAATGTTGCACCTACATCACCTTTTAACTCAGTAACTACAGCAGCTGGTAATGGACTAGATACGTTGCTAAGATCTGTATTAGCTTTACTATCGTTTAGAGTCTTCACAGCCTTAGCAGACGCGTAAGTTGTGGAGTCATCTATATTTACTGCATCAGTAATACTTATCTCATCTTCATCTTCCGATTTAAGCCACCGTTTACCATCAAACTTATACGCGGTTTCTCCAAAGTCTACTACATCATCTGCCGATTTTGTTACAAAATTAAATGTACTTTTATGTGTTCTAACTTTCTTTTGAATAAAGTTTCTAAAATTAAAAAATGCCATCTCCTATACTCCTATCCATTCTAGTGATCCGGCAATATTGCCTGCTATTGAAACAATAGCGTCGTCTGTATCTACCCATATATCTCCAGCGGAGAACCCAGTACTAGGTGCAGTATTTTGATTAAAAACTGTGGCCTTACTACTTTGTAGGTTACTAATATCCGTAGCATTAGTACCTTCTGCTGCTGTAGCACGAGTAGTCTCAGTAGCAATATTAGTAGTATTAGTAGCAATTGATGCTATATTAGTTGTATTAGCAGCTAATAAATTAGAAATTAGGACATCTTGAGCAGCTTGTGCTGGAGTATAAGTAGCATATGGAACATAGTCCGCCATTAATGTGTCTGTACTAATATCTATCCATTGAAGGGAATCCCCATCATTTACATACATATACAAGACACTAGTATCCGTTCTGAACCATGTATCTCCAACAGTAGGAGAAGTAGGAGCTATAGTTGAACTAGTCATAGGAGCAACAGTAGGAGCATTTTCTAAAGTAGTAAGTCTCCCGCCTAATGCTGTATCTTCATTAGTTCTAGCAGTAGTTTCCGCAGCTAATGTAGCATTGGTAGAATTAATAGCTGAAGTTCTAGCTGATTCCTCAGTAGAGATAGAAGCTGTTAATACTCCTTCTGCTGCTGTTGCACGAGTTTCCTCAGTACCTACAGATGTTTCTACTTCTAATACTTTATTATGTAGTACAGTAACATTACGTTCTGACATTTCTCCTTTACGGATATCTGATTTAGACCCCGAAAAGACCAGTTCGGTAAGTGCAGCTGCTTCTACTTCTGCAGTAGACGCTTCTCTTAAGGTACCATCAGCACCTCTAATATATTTCTTCAGTTTATTAGGAGATAGTTCTGTACCGTCCTTTTTTACAAACTTAAATTTTCTTCCCATTTTTATTTTCTCCTAACGACTTAATTGATTTTAAGCACCTCTATATTGAGGCATTAGTTTATTTACTTTGGAAACTTAGCTTTGATAGCATTAATAGCATCTACCCAAGTAGTGGTTCCGTCTCTTTGATCATCAAATTGCATTTCAAATTGATTTAATGAATCGTATTCTTCTTTACGCTTTTCTGTATAATCACGAGTATCTACAGTGGTCACCCACTCAGTACCATTATACTGCTTACCTAGTAAGTCCTCAATGTTGTCTGTTTCAATCCAAGTTTTAGAGTCATAGTCACTAGGAGTTACCCCATCCGCGTCCCATACTCTATTTAATTCTTTGCCATCACTATCAATGATAGCCCAGTATTTTGCCATGTTATCTCCTAATTAGTATAGTATTTGTAAAAACCCGTCATACCCGGGTTGAGCACCTGAAGCATCAGCATTAGCCGATCCGGATCCATCCGTATTGCCCCCCTCAAAACTATTATCTATATTACTAACAGTTACGAAATAACCTAACCCTGGCGATTTATTACGAGCACTCTGTCCAGTTCTTCCACTGTTTCCATTAAAAACCCCAATACTATGTGAAGGTACTTGAGTTCCTGTCACTGTGCCCCCTGCAGCTGATCCATAAACACCGCCTGCTCCAGCACCTAAACTAAGTAGTAAAGAGCCTCCTTGTGTAATAGTTGCTGGATCTCCAGCCTTACCGTTAGCACTACCACCAGACTGCGCACCACCTCTTCCAGAAACTATAGATATCGGTACACCCGCTGTTACTGCAATAACCAGAGATTTCACAGCAGCACCGCCACCCCCGCCAGAGGCCACACTAACAGTAACACCACCACGACCGCTACCACCACCGCCAGTACCTGTTACCATTATGGTAGTACCTGTTGGTGTGAATGTAGCAGACTGAGCAGTTGCCTGTGGACCACTATGATTACCACGACCGTAACTACGAACAGTTATTTGGTTAGCAAAACCCCCACCAGCTGTGATATCACCAGAACCAGTTAAGTTCTCTCCATTAATAGTCTTCAAAGTACCGTCAAATGATCCATCAGAACCATTACTACCTGCAGCTCCTGTATTTCCTATGTCACCTTTTAATTGTGCGACAACGCTAGCAGGTAAAGTACCTACATTAGTCATATCA